CGTTCCCGACTGTCCGTACGCCAGCATCGTGACTGGTGAGTCTACCTCTTCCAGGGGTTTGATTCGGCTGGCTACCCCGTTGCCCTTGCGTATCAACTTCTTCATTGGCTGCTACCCTTTCCAGCAGATCGAAGAACTGGAGGTCGGACTTGCTATACCATACGGTCTTGCCTTCCTCCATATCGATGCACTGCACTGATAGGTTCATAAACGCTACGATCTTCAGGATCTTCAAACGGGGGTCGTTACTTAGGAAAACCCTTACCGTCCAAACATCCCCTACTGATGGACCCATTAATCCTCCTCGGCGGTATCACCGCTCACCTCTTCAACCTTATATTCAGACTCACGGATAAACTTGTGGTCCAGGCCGCGAAGCTCGGCATTACAGATCCGGTAATACTCACACCAGCTGCATTCGCGCGAGGGACTACGCGGATAGATCCCGAGGCCATGCATGATCTGAGACGACTGCGCGAAGTCCTGAACTACCTGCTCCATCATCGCCTTCGTAGGAGCTGGGAGATATACTCTCTGATAAAACTTCCCCCGAGACCTTTTGGCGAGTTCTGCGAGGAAGACTCTGTACGGTTTCTGGTCAAGTCGATGCCTAACGAGTTCCTTGGTGTACGTATAAACATCCGTATCAATATTCTTCGCTTGCGATAGGCCACCCTTCTGAAGTACCTCTGGAATCGTCGGGGGCTTAGTGCGAATATAGTCCCAAATAACCCCGTCAACTTTATCTTTAGGGTGCTCACGGTTATACGCCCATACGTACATCAGGAGCTGGTAGTCGTTAAACCTCTGTTCCTCCGTAGGGATGTTCTTGTGCGTCTTGTGGTCCATAACCCACATACGCCCATCTTTGAATATTCGTTTATCGATATGACCTTGGAAGAGGATGTCACCCACGAGCGGCGTAGAAATAAACTCTTCTGATGACATATATTCGAGGTCCGTATCGTCCCACTCCCGAAGATAACCTTGATAGACCCGTTCAATGTTCGCCAGAAAGTCATCCCCGTACATCTCCTGCTCCTCTTTGAACAGGGTGCCGTATTTCTCCTCGTACTTGGTGAGCACGCTCTTGTACCCCTTTGTCCCTCCCGGTACAGCTCGCATATCCAGTATCTCGTGAATAATACTACCCCTGATAAGAGGAGGAGGAGGCATAATGCGCTGGAGATTTTGAATGTACTTGTACTCATACTGTTTCGGGCACCGACGGTAGCTTTTGACCATTGAAAAGCCGGTTATTGGCATGGTGGATCCTCGTAGGCTTTACCTGCTCCCCAATTACCGATTTCTATTTCAGAATCCATCGGGACAGCGGTTTTCACCTTAAATATGTCAAGAAGCTTTGGCCGGCGCATTATAGCACGAACTCGCGGCAATACCAAATCACGGAACTCATCCCGGAAAATTATGAGAAGAGCATCGTGATGCTCCCCGACGATTCTAAGCTGATCGTGTGGAATAGACTCTTCGATCTCAATAAGTGCTGCGGCTTTCCAATCCCCGATAGTTCCCTGTACCGGCGCATTGATCGCCTGCCTCTCGCATTCTGACCGAAGCTCTTTGTCCGACGAATATATCCCAGGTAAACGACGCAGCCGCCCGAATAGATTTCGAACATAACCATCGGAGCGTACGAGCGCTTTCTGCTTATCATGCCAAGGAGGTATGCCACGATAGAGTTCAAAATAGGCTTGCCTAAAAGCTTGGGCCTCCTCGTAGGTGCAGTCCCATTGATATTTCGTCTTAGCCTGCTGAATGAACTTATTCTCATACATCCCAAAGACGAATCCGAAGTTAATTGCCTTAGCCTTCTTGCGGCCCTCCTTCCAGGGCTTCCATATTTCAATAGCTTTCGAGTGTCCCGCCTTTCCCAGAATTTCAATCGCGTCAGTAAGGTTAAGCTTTCCATAACCACCTAGCTCCCGAGCGGTACGAATCGCGGGGTCGTAGTATTCTTTGGAGCGCCCGCTCCCCACCATATAGAGCAATGTGCGCCAGTGAACATCTTGTCCGCCTGGTCGAAAGCAGGTAACGAGTTCAAGATCACGGGAAAGCTCAGCTGCAATCCTAAGTTCCGCTTGGGAAAGGTCAGCTTGAGCGAATTGCCATCCCCTTGGGGCAGTAATAAGGTTGCGTATAGTTCCATCCCGTGGGACTTGGTGAATGCGGCTAGAATATCGTCCTGTAACGGTTCCGTGGATTTTATAGCTAAGGTATAGTCTCCCTTGGTGAGTAAACTCTTTCCAGCCTTCGATATACGTGCCATAATATTTCTCCAGTTCACGATATTTCACTAATGCTTCCGCAACCGGATGCTGTGCACGGAGTTCGACAATAGCGTCTTCACCCGTGCTCGGCTGACCTTTCGCTGTCTTAACAGTCGTCCGAAGCTTGAGGTTTTCGTATAGTAGTTTCCGGATCTGCTGCGGAGAGTTCCAATTGATCCTACCAGCAAGCGAATTGAGATTCTCAAGAGCCTTCTGTTTTTCCTTGCGTACTTCCTTTTCAACCTGCGCATATCTATCGAGGTCCAAGGTAAGACCCCGCCTTTCAATCTTCTCAAGCGCGCGGGAGGCGGGCATGACGATCTTATAGAACAGCCTGCGGACCCCGTGATCTTCCAGAAGCTTCTCGCGGAAGACCCAGAAGAGGGCAAATGTGTATGCAGCGTCAAATGCGGCATAGCGGAGATACCCAAGCCGCTTTTCAGGAATGTGAAGGAACTTCCCTTGTTTTTCTTTCTTCGGTATGTCGTAATCAGGAGCATCGAGCCACCTCCGCGCGAGATATTTGAGATCATGATCCTCGTTCTCATCTATAACGTGAGAGGCGAGCATTGTATCGAAGTGAAGCTCGAAACGGCAGCCGAGCACTAGATTTTGCCAGTGCTGATCGAACTTACCGTTTTGAGCTATGGCTATCTTCTCGGTGATGTTCGCGATCTGAACTAGCAATCGGAGGAAAGCCACTTGCGCTTCGTGATTGCCGAGGAATATCGATCCTGGCATTTCCAGGGGTATTACATAGGCGCAGTCTACCAGACCTATGCTGATGCAGCGGATCGCGCCTTTGCGGTTGTACGGGAATAGGCCCGTCGTTTCGAGGTCGTAGCTGAACTCCTCCGCGTCCTGGAAACTAAGGATGAACTTTTCGAGGGCTTCGGGGTCCTGAATAATCTCCCAGTTAGGTAACTCTCCAACTGCAACCTCGTCGATGATATTACGAAGGCGTTTAAGGTCTTGTCTGAATGCGGGAAGTTTCGAGGGGTCCCTGAGGCAATACGCGGGGTGGTAAAGCGGCATACCTCTTTTGCCATTGAGTTCAACGATTTCTCCATGTTGCTGAGTAATCTTGGCTCTTTTAAGAACGCTCTTACTAGAGAAACGTCCAGCCGTAATAATGTACTTCGCTTTGATAGCAAGTAGCTCGGCATCCAGGTAATGACGGCAAGACTTGATCTCAGCAGGGGTAGGATCACGGTTGCCGGGAGGGCGACACTTAACAACATTAGTGAAGTATGCCGACTTGAAGCCCGCGCTACTAAGCTCATGCCGTAATAGCTGACCGCTTGGACCAACAAATGGTTTTCCCTGACGATCCTCGTGTCCTCCCGGCGCTTCTCCGATGACGATGACCTCCGCATCCTGAGGACCGTCGCCTTTGATGCAGACACTTTTTACCCCCTTATGCAGCGGGCAGCGCTTGCAGTTATGATCGAAGAGACGTGGCTCTTCTGGAAAAAGATCAGTCATGTTCCATTCGCTTCTGGAGTACCCACTCATGGAAGCGAGTCTTAATCCCTGCCATATGCAGCCAGTCGATTGGGGACTTATCCCGGTACTCACGCATATATGTTACGCAAGCGATCCCAGCGTTAATGATTAAGTGGGCGCAATTTATGCATGGCGAGTCGGTAGTATACATCTCTGCGCCGTCTAGCTGGATACCGTGCTTGGCGGCAAAGGCCATACAATTAGCCTCGGCGTGAACTGCTCGGATGCAGGGCAGACGCTCGCCGCAGGTATCGGATGAACAATGAGGCACGCCCGAAGGTGCGCCGTTATAGCCGGTCACAAGAATACGCCCCTCCCGGGCGACAAGCGCTCCCACCTGCAATCTTAAACACGTAGAGCGCTCAGACATTAGTTCCGCGATTTGCATTAGCGCGTCATCGCGGCTGATCCTTGTCCTCTGGTGGTGCTGCTGGGTCATGTTGCCTCTCCTCCTCATCCCAATGCCAAAGTCGGGTTCGTGCCATCCAACCGAAGAGGAACCCTACAACGAGGGCACCCCAAAACCATATATAGAATTTCACGCATATCACCGCGCAGCCACGCTGCAAGAGGAAATGGATAGAGTCAGTCCAATATTCTTCTAAGCTTTGGATAAAGCTTCTCATTCGAGTTCCCTTTCAGGGCGAATATGAAAGCCTTATGAGTTATGAAAGTGATATCTTTCCAGTTACATCGAAGTGTCTCCTCTAGGTAGGCCAGCAATGCAAGGTCGTAAGCGAATCCTCCTATCAGCTCTAGGCTGCGATAATACATAACGGCATGCCTGCGATCAATAACCCCTGCTACCATACAGAAGTCTCCGCGCTCACCGTTATATCCGTGACCTTCCTTTAAGTTACCGAACCTTATGGATGCTTCGCCCTTTTGAAGCTTGGCGGATACTCTTTCCAACTCCTCGGGTATCAGGTAGTTCCTTAACCTTGACGAATACCTTCTTTGACTGATCGATCCTAGCTCCTTTGCCACCTTTCGATCCCAAAGGATTCTGAATATCGCGGGACCGTAGTTTCGTGACTGGTAATCGGGAACTAAGTGTGTCCAGAGGTCCGCGATAGACGTAGGTTCTGGGTAGCCCAATACAGCGCCGCTTCTTCCCACGCCTACATATCGCAATAGCTTCATCTAGACTCTCAATCTCGGGGTCCCAGTCCTCTACTCGAAACTGCCGGACCAGCTTAGTCGAGCCGCGCTTACCGAATACCCATACTTGCAAGCGTTCATGCTCGTTAGATTGCCATACCTGGAAGAAGCCTCGATCATCATCACCGAAGAGCAATGCTTTGAACTGATTTTTGGATTTTTGCATAATCGTTGATAAACATATGAAGTGAAACTATGTGCATTACGTAGAATCCCGGTTTAACACTTCCCCAATCGCTATCCAGCTCGCGTAACCTTCGGAGGGTTTCCACCAATAAACGGACCGCGAGATAGCAATCATCTCGCCAGTGTCGAACGAAATCACAACTTCGGATGTAGTACGTGAGATGGAGGAAATCGTGCCGCATAAGGAAGTGGTACCCGAGCGTACACGGCTTTCTGCCATCGCAAGCGCCATCTTCCGGAAACCAGATCGGAAGATAAGCTTGACGACTAAGAGGGTCCATGCGAAGATGATTAAGCAGGTCGCCGTAATCGCCATAACGATAGCGTATACCATCTGGTCGGGCATCTTCGTCCTCTAGGTTATTCGGCCAGAACCGCTCCTGGTAAGTATGCGTATATCGCCCGTTCTGAGTGCGATGCGCGTCCGCAGAATGCCCCCACGGCCAGATCTTCCAAGCCTTGCCAGGATTACTACCGATCCCCGAGACGCGCTCCTCAAAATGCTGGTCAGCGAAAGGCAGGTTGGGCAGTATGTCCTTCTGCCAATAAACGATCTCCTCATTACCCCTCGTCGGTACCGAGAAACTAACATTGAACAGCTCTCGCATCGCCATCTCAGGCTTGTCAGATATTTGAAGCGCCTGCCACTTATCGGTATGTACCAGGTACGCACGATCTGCGAAGTCCTGCGTTAGCTGTCTATGTGCCTCTTTAAAGCTACTGAAGTATCTCATTCCTCTGGCTTCCCTAGGTCCGGCATCCCCTCGCGGATATTATCTAGCAAATAGTCCAAATCTGCATGCGTTAAGACAGCCATATCCTGCATTACTGCCCACTTGATTTCCCTGCGGGTAGATTCGCCTACGTACTTAGTTTCATCAGTAACCAGGAAGCACGCATCCGATTCTTGGATTTTCAGGAGGTGGACTAGATCTATGGTCTCCTTCTCATCCTCGGTGAGTTGCTTCTGCGTCTGAAGTTTTCCGGAGGCCGATGATACCGTAGCAATCGAATAGACCACATGACCGGCTAGGGTCAGCTTGCGGTTTATCTCATTATACTGCTCGACAAAGCGCGAGGAACCTATCAGGCAGATCTTCATATGCGTTGTCCTTTCGGTATGTAGGATTTATCGTGAAAGTCCTTCGGGAGCGGGCGGCCAGTGGTACGATGCAGAGGTTCCAGATAATCTCTGACTGATTGGATCTGCCGTGCTGTCCCCCGCTCCCAAAGGTAACGATGCGAGACCCGTTCGGGCGAGAACGGATGATATTGATCCTTCCGATAACTCGCTTTGAGTAGGAATCGCGTGGTACGAAAAAAGAAATCCTCATCTGCCTCCTTGATGCGAGCAAGGAACCGCACCAGGTCAGTCTTATCGATGAGGTAGGGGAAATATGCGCCTGATAGAGCACAGTTGGCGAAGCGGAACGTGAAACGCTCCGGCTCTATTTTGAGTTGCTCGCAAAGTACCCCCAAAAACCAAACGTCTGCCGCAAACTTGAGGATGAGTTCCGTCGTGCGGTACTGCACTTCGACCCGAGTCCACTCCTTTGTCCGCGATATAACCAGAGATAGCATGCACCACCCCTGAGATCTGGTATCCTTCGGCTTGCCGCGCAGAGAGACCGCCACGGAGGTATATTTGCCAAGGTCTCTTCGAGCAAGGACAGCTCGGACTCTGTGAAATTCTTCCGGGTTGACATAGTTCCTCTCTAACTGTGCGTGTTTATTTGATCCGTAACCCCAATCCGCTAGGGTCCAGCCAGGAAGACTGCTCATCGTATAGGTGATATCCTGAACCACCTTGCCTATAGCCTGATAGCCTGCCGTTTCCGCTTCCGCCGCCTCTAGGTACAGCGGTATTCCCCACTTTAAATCAGAGAGTATAGCCATGCGGCAATACCCCGTATTGTTCTATCCGGAGGTCGTTGACTTTTGATTTCCTGAAATACGCGATGTAGAGCATATCGGGTGTGATGCCGGTATCGGTGCATGCCCTCGCGAATGCTTTGAACGCTAGGTGCATGCCCAGGACCCAACGCGCTCTGTCCGTCTCCCGGTAATCGGTACGCCAAGGACGCTGACGTAAGCTCATCATTGCAAGACCGAGCGCACGGATCGTATTAGCCCAAGGTTCCTCAATTACCGCTGAATCTTGCCGTAGAAAGATTCCGTCGAATGTATTTCCTTGCAATAGTTCATGCTCTAGGATACCGCTCGCCAGGCAGAGTTCTACGAAGAAGTGAAGAGCATCTGCCATTTCTTCAGCATATAGTTCTGGGAATCCCTTATGTCTATGACATTCATACGTTTCCTGCGCTTCGATAAGCTCCTCTGTAAACCTCCACGCCAGTAGTCTGAACTCTTCCTGCGCCTTGCGTCCGCTCAGATCCCACGGCAGAGGCCGGTGGTGCCAGTCGAAGCCATTGCTCAGGTAGGTAGGTGTCAGAGCACGTACGTATACAGCTTGCCTCTGAAAGATTTCGTTCAGTTTATCCACTAAATCCTCCCAAAGAATATCTCGTCAAGTGGTTTACCATAGTTAGCCAGGTAATCGTACTTATGAACAAAGATATTATCGTCCCTGAGAGAGTCCATTAACTCATCGTAACGTGCTACCAAGGCATCCAGCTTTTCTACTACACCATGCAGTTGAGGTAAGGCACTAGTGATTAGGTTTCTTCTGATTGTTTCTATGGTAGGACGGCAGTATATGACCCTATCGATCTGCCGCAGAAGGTCCGAGGCTGCGCCCTGCTCTCTATGTCCCATTTGATCTAGCAGGCATTGGTCCCGAAGAATAGGACCATATACAGACTCGGAGATGAGGGGAAGTCGGTCGCAGACTATCGGCGTACCGAGGTATGTGCTCTGTGCAATCCAGTGCAAGGCATCTTGGAGTTGAACTAGAGTTTTAGGCCGACCGGAGCTTGAGGCTACCCAGAAGTACGTTTTGGACTCCTCTCGTAACCGACGGATAAGGGTAGTCTTGCCCGCACCATCCGGCCCTTCGACAATTATTATGCTCACCCTGCCGCCCCTAGGGTAGAAATGTCAAGTTTAAAAGCCGCTTCGCGCGAGCTAAGATACCCGCTTTGCTCGCAAAGTTAAAGATATCAACTCACGAACTGAGGGCAGCGATGCAGAAAGTTTTTAATTCAGCGAAACACGCTCTCCGCTGGTTAGACCGAGGTATCTATCCGATACCGCTAGAGGCAGGCACAAAGAGGCCAAAAGGGGAGAAAAATGGATCAGCGAAAGGGGCTAACGGATGGACCAATCTGCGAGTTACTGAATCGAATGTGGATAAACACTTCAAGCCCGGAGACAATATCGGAGGCTTATGGGGAGAGCCTAGTGCTTGGGCAATCGATATTGATCTGGACACTCCCGAAGCTCAAGTTGCTGCCCAGCACTTCCTACCTGATACGTTAGTTTACGGACGATTCAAGTCTCCTGGTTCTCATTATATCTACCGCTGTAAGTACGCGGAGACCAGCAAGTTCCATACGAAGGATACCGGAATGATCGCAGAGATACGATCAACCGGAACGCAAACGGCACTGCCCGGGTCTACGCATCCAACCGGGGATCGCTACAGATTCGACAATAACGCTGATATATCGAGTATCAAGTGGAGCGAGCTGAAGGCTCTCGTTAGTAAGGTGGCAGCCGCAGCTATCGCCGCTCACTACTACCCTGAGGAAGGTTCCAGGCACGATTATGTGCACGCACTTACAGGCGCATTGCTGCATGCGAAATGGCCTGATGGTGAAGTACGCGCTTTTATGAAGGCTGTCCGTGACGCGGCTTCCAGCACAGACGAGGAAATCAAGGATAGGGATGGAACAATCGAGCATACGATCAAATCCTATCACGCGAATAAGCACGTTCAAGGACTGCCGACGCTCGCGAACTTTATGCCAGAACTATCGGTTCAAAACCTGCGCCGTTATCTGAGCATCGAGGAATTCATACCCGATAATGACGAGACCCCTCCTGATACTATTGCAGCTGAACCGGTCGGTACGATTGATCCGAGGCATTTGAGAGTTCCCGGCCTGGTAGGCGAGATTATGAAGTGGGCCGGTCGGAGGTCGATTATCAAACAACCTCTATTCGATCTGGCTATCGGCCTTATGGGGACTGCGCTGGCTACGCGGAACAAATATAAGATCGCAGGACTTGATACACCATTGCAGCCTTATATGTTGTGTGTGGCGGGTACGGCGGGAGGCAAGAATCAAATTCGGGAAGCACTGCGTACTCTAGCACCGAAGCTCGGATTAAACAAATCTTGTTTCACAGGCTCGCAGTCCTATCACGCAATGCTCGACCTACTCGCGCAGCCGCCGCACGTCGCGCTTTGGCTTTGGGATGAGTGCGCTCGCTATCTAAAAGCTTCGGCTAGATCGGTCTCTAGCCAAGAGAATGCGATCCTCTCGCACGTCATCTCGCTCTATGGCACGGCGATCTGTGGCTGTTTCGGCATGCCTGCGCGGAAGAATCCGATCCCCGATATCGATCACCCGTTTTTTCTGGTTATGGGCATGACGCAACCGGAGCTTCTGTTAGAGGCTATAACCAGCACGGATTTCCAGACGGGATTCGTCAACCGTTTTCTGCTGTTCGATGCAGGTGAGAATGCGAGCCGCAAGAACGAACAGCGCTACACCGGTTTCCCTTCGGCCATCGAGGGCGCATTCAAGAAGTTTGATGATATTAAGCTACCCGAGGGTGAGTTTATCGAGGTAGATTATGTGGATAACGAGGCTTTCGCAACCCTAGACGATTTCCAAACTTATCAGGTGGATATGGCCGCTCGCCGGGATCGGGGCGCTGACCTTTGGGGCCGAGCGCATCAGAATGCCTTAATTTGTGCAGGGTTAGTTGCTGTCGGGGTTAATCCCATTAAGCCAGTAATCACCCGAGAGATTGCGCTTTGGGCTGTAGAGTTAGTGCGTTGGTCCGTAGAGCGTTGGCTAGTGCGGATCGATCAGAGCGCAGCACGCAACTATACCGAGGCTCAATCCAAAGACGTTGAGCGTCTTATCTTTCAGACGCGCAGATGGAAGCATGAGGCTAAGGATGAGAAAGATCGTCAACTTATGGAAAAAGGTCTCTGCCCTCTTCGTTGGCTAGCGTGGCGATGCCGGTACATCCGACAACGGGACTTCAAAGAAATCGTCAGTGCGCTTATTCAAATCGGGTTGATCGGTGCGTCGGTCTCGGAGGGCCGGGATATCTTCTGGCCAAAACAACGGGCTAATGCCTAGTCGCATGAGCATCGGTAACATGCTCAATGCACTGAGTATGCACGTCACGACAGAAACCCTCGAATTCCTCAATCGGGGGGAGCTTGCGGGTGTTATGGAATACCGCGACAGCTCTCATAGCGAATAGTTTGGAGAGGGCTTTGAGGTTGATCCTAACCCACTTATCGAAGTCTTCAAGGTCAGTAGCCTTAATCCAGACCTCGCAGCCCAGAAAATCAATCGGTGGTCTTTTATGTCTCATAATACCCCTCAAGCAAAAGCCCGGTCACTATACGCCCCGGGCGTTTTACTTAACGCGATTTAACTTATTCCCCGCCTAGAGCCTCGATTGCGAGCGAAACAAGGCCGAGGATAGCACCGGCCTCCCGGTACCCTGCGCCGTACGAGCTTACGAGCCGCTCTGCGGCCTTTCCGAGGTAGACTAGAGCATCCCTACCGCCCCCCTCCCGCGCCTCTCTACGGGCTTTATACGAAGCCCTACGGCGGGCGTTTTCGGACCCCTTACCTACCCCCCGGGTCGCGCGTGAGTCCGCTCTGCGGGCTTTAGCGTGCGTCCTATGCGATTTCACGCGCTTGCCTGCGGTCGAGAGCCGCACCCCCTCCCGGTGAAGCAGGGTATAGAGCTGAGAGTCCGTAAGCTTGAACTCCTTAAGCGTTGGCTGCCTTCCCTCTGATTTGTAACTAGCGATTATCTTGCTGACGTCGTGACCGTTGGCCTCTACCTGTTCTTCTACTCTCACTGATTTCTCCTAACAGCTGAGGGCGCGTCCCTGCGCCCCGACTGATGCGGTTTACTGAAGCTGTGCGAGGACTTCCTGACCCCGCTTGGTAGCACCCTCGTGGTCGGAGTCCGCGACTACCAGCACACCGACAGCCTTGCCGGATCGGCGCAGGATGACGGTGGCCTCGTCGCAGTCCTTGACGGTTGCTACAACCCTACTGATATCCTCCCCGGTGCCTCCGAAGGCTTTAACCATACCGGCTCGGATCATTTCGTCGATGATTTCGTCTGAGATTTTCATTTCGTGCCTCTTCGTTGAAATTTGAAACGATAACCCTTTGGATTTTTGTCGATTTCGCCTTGCCTCCTGAGTCTGAGCTCGCATGTCTCTCGGTATCGGATGCGGTCGGCGGCAGATCGCCGCCGCCACATTGCCAGATTGCCGAGGCAGGTGGAGCATATCTCCGTTATGGTATGCGTAACCAACTTGCGTCCGCATCCAAGACGGCATCGGCCTCCACCGGCCACGGCCTACTTCCCCTTGGCAGGTTTGTAGACGTTAAGCCCAACGACTACCTCCCCGCTATCGGCTTCAACCTTATGGTTGCCTTCGGTGGAAGCGATGGTGATCGACTTGCCAGACTTGCTCAAGCCGAACTCTTTCGTCAGATCGACCTCGATAGTCATCTTTTTCTTATCAGTCTTTATCACTACGTTCTTCATTTGTGCGATTTCCTTGTGTGCCAATTAATGATTTCTCTCGCATGATCTTCCGGTAAACCTCTTCCCTGTGAATCTCTACCTCCGCCGGTGCTTCAAATCCTAGGCGCACCTGATGGCCTTTGATCCCTAGAACTCTGACCGTAACGTTATGACCTATATATGTGACCTCTCCTGCCTTACGGGTAAGTATAAGCACGACCGACTCCTTGGCGCTAGCCTCTAACTCAATCACCCTGAGGACTCCTTTAAAGGCAACGCGCTTTCACCTTGCACGTTAAAGTGGTACTCGACGTAATTGCTGGGAGGATGTCCCCCGAACCATTCACCGAACTCTCCCTGATCTACCTTGACGTATTCGCATATTTGATTGATCGTGATTATTTCCGGTATGTCCGGCAATGCAGCCGCGACTGCCCCCCGCACGATGCGCTCATTATCGTCTGGCTCGTGCGTCGGATCTAACCACGCAACGCCATCCTTATAGAAAACGAACATCTGCCCCTCCTATTTCATCTGCCGATTAAGATTGATTGTGCTGCCGTACTCCCGACCTTCTGCGTAGCCACCCGTTCCCCTGACTCCCTTGCCCATCGAGCCGGTCTTCAGGCGGGGGAATGCTACCTGCTGATAGTCCGCATTCGCCGCGCGCTCAGACTTATAGTAATCCATAAGTACCAGCTCGGTCCCTGCCGATCCGTTAACCTTCTGACCTGCCGACTGCTTTAACAGCTTGCAACGTTCCTGCACAATCATCGCGGCTCCCCAAGCGAAGTCGAGAAACCACGGATTGCTGAGTCCTTCCCTGCGCTGCCTGCGCCGTCCCTCTTGGTGGATGCTGACGCATACGTACTCTGCCAGATACGAGGCAGTCACCGCATTAGCTGTCCTCCCTATGAATAAGTGCGTGCAGTCCTTGCTGACCCGAGCGCTCCGGTACAGATACATGCAGAAGCATAGGTCCGCTACCGCAGCGGCGGCGCACCGTGCCCAAGGTCTGCCGAAAAACTGATGCGGATGATGTGTCCTAGGCCCGCCCTCTGATTCCTCCTGCTTCCGTGCCTGCTGGCTTTTCGACCCCTCGACCGTAGCCATATCGAGGTTATACTTGGCGAGGTAGGCATGCACCATCCGCATTGCATTTTCACGCTCATGCTCGCCTCCTTCAGCTTTGCCTTTAGCCATCTCAAGCATCTTCTTAACACGTTCCACAATTTTCTGCATATCCATCTTTATTCTCCTGAGTTGTCGTGCTATCGAGTCCGGCTATAGTATAGCCTATTATTCATCAGAAGTCTTCACCTCGCCAACCGCTGCGTTAAAGCCCTGCCGCCAGAAAAACTCCGCGATGTGGCGATCCCCGAGCCGTATTGGGATGGTCTTGCCCTCGCGATTCCGGATGAAGGCGACCGCATAGTTCCCAAATAGCTTGGTCCAGAATTCCTCGAAACTCATCTCTCGTCCCTCCAGCAAGTAATGACGTTGCATAGGTCCTTTGCTCATAACTTCTCCCGGTACTCCGCCAGCTTAAGTTTGAGAGTCGCGTAGTCATCTGCTAGCTGCGGGTCCGCCTCGTCAGCCGCGCCATTTTCTTGAACTTCTAAACTCCCAATGATCCGGTCCAATTCTTCCCGGTTCAGAGGGATGTAGATATCCCATATCGGACGGTTGCGGTGTTTCTTTATCAGCTTCTTCTCTTTTTTGGAAAGCTTCATCGTTGCTCCTAATGATTACTATAGTTGGGTAATAGAGCGCTATCCACGCAAGCGTCTGTCCTACTGCTACGATATCTGCCCAGACGTGCATTATCTCATCTCCCTTGGCTCGCAGCAGCACGGCGCATGCAGGCAGTCCTCGCAGGGTATGTTCTCTTCCAGCTCGGTAATCCAACCCTGCAAGTCATCCGGGGCGTCGTCGCGATGCTTGATTACCTCCTGGCAAACCTTTATGAGATCTACTAACGCCTTAGTGGCATAGCCTAGCACTTGATCTGTCGACTCGATGCGGGCGTGCATATCCTCATACTCATCGTACTTGATAGTTATCGTTGGATCGTCCGTATTAGTCATCGGAATATCTCCTGATTAGTTCGTACTCGATCATAAGGATGATCTCTTTATGGATTGGCTCCGGTACCTTTACATCCTCCAAAAGTCGCCGGAGCATTTTCAGTTCCTCGGTAGTGAAAAACTCAAGCGGCACTCTGCCGGTCGCGCGGATATACCGCAGCTGATCTGGCGTTAGATCGTAGGTGAGCACGTTACTCATTTTTCTTAGTCCTCGCCAAAAGTCTCTTTATGGATATCCTTGATGCACTTGCCTACCGTCTCATTGAACTGCGCGATGCAGCCCTCGATTGCCTCCAGTTTATTGTATAGCGTTTTGTTATTATCCACCGTATCGTGATCGAGCTTGACGTCTTCGAGTTGTTTAGTCAATGACTTGAGCAAGCTCAGCCGGTACGGATCGATTATCAGTTGCATGTTAGCAGACTCCGCATGGCTTGTTAGTGCAGACCGAGCTGATGATGTCGCGCTCTTTGATCGTGCTCGTGCCGCTCGCAGGGCGCAGGCTAAAAGCGAGCTCATCTAGCGCTGGATTGACGCCTAGATAGACCCCAACGAACTGGCGATTGCGCCGCTGATGGCTAAACCTATAGGTGATAAGGTATCGCTGGCCCTTGACGAGTGCCTTGGCGAAGTTAGTTTGAAGTGGTTCTCGTAGCATGTTAGTCTCCTTTGAGTTCTTTAGGTGAGAAGTACGCGGGTGATTTCCTGACCTCTTCGCGTTGCAGCCGCGCGATGCAATGCACGTGAGCGTGGGCAACGGTGCCCGTTGTGTTGTAGCCGAGCATGCGCAGCGCACTTGTGAACCCGTAGCATGCCCCGGGCTTGCCGCAGACCCAGCAACAGCGGATCTTTGGGTTACTCTTGCGATGGCGCGTGCGAGTGATCGGCGTATCCTTAATCTTTGGCAGCTTTGGCATTTGCCCTCTCCCGTGCCTCTTGCTTTATCACTTCCAGCAATTCCTCTTCGGTGGTTGGCACTTCGCTGTCTTTGGGCACGATCTTAAATCCCATCCGCAGCAGCAGCAGCGCGCACTCGGCCTCCGAGGCTTCATGCTCATCCTCCGGATCTATCGTGATCTGAGGCGGCTTGATGTAACTCATTTGCCCTCCCAATCGTGAACTAACCATTGCTCGCATGAGTGCATAGCCCAGAATGCGCTTTGATTCTTCTCCAGCATCCCCGCTTGAAACTCGCAGCTTTGCTGAGTCTTATGCACGCTATCAAAATAGCTATGCCCGCTCGGACCTATCATAAAGAGTATCCAGATCATGCAGCCCCCTCGTCTTTGATGAAAGCCTCGATCTCCTCCCTCAGCGTCGGCTCGTCCCAGCAGCCGTCGTGGAGTTCGCACCAGCGCATATCCGGCTCGCAGCACTCGTGGCTGGTGCATTGATGCGCGCCTGGCTTGGGGTTGCAGGTGCATTCCGGTGGCGGGCCGCGCTCCGGCAGAAAGCGCAGCGTAGACTTGAGAAGCTCGATGGCGTGCTCCCTTTCACCTGCGGCCTTCTCGACCAGCTCGATGATCTTGCTGTGATCTTCCTGCAACTGATCGTAGGCGTCGCCGGTGATGCCCTCGGTCTCCAGCACCTGCGATATCATCTCGCTGACCTTATCGCCCTCTGGACTGAGGGCTGGCTCCTCGCTGAGCGCATCGATATCGCGCATGCTGCACCCGGGCGGCAGATCCCAACCGAAGATTGAACGTGGCATGTTAGACTCCTTCTGTTTCGAGTTTGTTGATCTCCTGCTGGAGACGTTCGATGACGGCTTCCGCCTTGGCGCGTGGCGAGAGTCCGAAGCGCTTTGCCCAGCCAGAGCGCATGCCCCTGCGCCCGAAGCCCTGCGCTTCCATACGGATTGCGTGCTGGACTGCTTTGTACTGGAAGATGCGAATGGCATTGCCGGTGTATGTATGCGTGCCGTCTGGTGAGATATCGATTGGCATGTTATTCTCCTGGTGTCGTGCTTTTGGTTGTCGGCATATATGGCATGTCTTGGGATCGCGGCACGTCGCGAGAAAGCGCGTGCAGACGAACTCCTCACTAATCGTCATATCCTCCCCCGATGTAATTGCCGTGATCGTCGAAGCGCTCGCCGGTCTCCTCGCCCCAGAAGCGCGGGTGGGTTAGCCCCTGGCCTGCCGAGTTGTAGAACCGTCCGCACGCGCATTCGTTGGTAAAGCCCTCCAGCATCAGCTCGCAGCCGCAGTCGCAGCGACCGATTGTCGGGCTAACCAGTTTGCGCTCGTATGACTTGACCCCGTACTCCCTGAGCTCTGGATCCGTGCCTGCGCGGCAGAGTGCAAGGCTCGCGCGTCCCTCGGGCTGAAGTGCGGCCTCGTCTATGATTCCGTCTGCACTGCATGGAAACGAGTAGCCGCTGGTATCTGGCCGCAGATACTGGAACTCGTACTCGGTGATCCACTGGATGTTTCGTCTCTGGATAATCTGCATGTTGGCTGCTCCTGCTTTGCCGGTAGAGAAACGTAACGCACGCGCATTATAGCACGCTGCGGCCAGTGGCAAGTAGTTTTGTCAGGGCAGCACTAGCATAAAAATCAGTCAAAGTCTACAAGATTTGTCAGGCAGAGAGGTGAAGGAAAAAGGCCGGTGTGAGTCCCGGCCGATTTTACTTATTTTCCTGCGGCCTTCTTGGCCTCTTTGATAAATCCCTGCCAATCCCGGTCAAGTCGCGAGCGAGCCTGTGTCCGCGATTTGAAACGCTTGCGCCTGTTGGCTAGTCGCGATTTGACTTGCTCCTGGCCTTTGACTTCGTCGTCCGTCATCTCGTGCCAGATCTCATCGAGCACCTTTGAGTTGATCGCGTGCTTACGCGCTTCTGGTATGGAGAGCAGGCTCGCGATCTGGTCTATGAGTAGCTGACCGTACTCGCAGACTTTGTCGCAATCGTCCGCGTCACCCCAGGCGCGTACGCGCGTTGCCAGCTCAACCAGGTCCTCGGCCTTCTCGCGCGTTGCCTCAGCCTTATCGATAGCAGCCACAGCCGCTGCACTCAGCACCTTCTTAGGCATGATATGTTAACTCCCGGTTATGTTAAAGAGCGTCGTCGGCAGTCCTAGTCTAGCCTATTTCCGCCAATCGCATTAGCCGCAATCCAAGCCTCGCTGCGCCGACTCACTAGGGGGGCCGGTAGGAGGGTAGCGACCCCCTTTTGCTGGTCCTAGAGAGGCTTAGAATCGGCAGAATAAGTTAACTGCAACAGGTAAAAAAGAGGGGGCTGAACGCCCCCCCGAAGGTTGGATTTTACTTATTGTTACTGGAGGCTCGGCACCCCCTTGCGGATCTCGCGGGCCACCTGCACGTCGCGAGCGGTCGGGAAAACCCAGCGCGTGCCGAGCTTGTGGAACCGGAACTGGGGCGCATCCTTGTCGCGCAACGCACGGCGCAGGTGGCGGCGCAGAGTCTTAAGACCCTCCGCGTCCAGATCCTTGAACGCGACCTTCAGCACGATACCGTCGCTGGCCTGGGTCGGTGCGGCCTTCGCGGCCTTTGCGGGAACCGCTACGGCGACAGCCTTCGCGGCGGGAGCGGCCTTTGCGGCCTTCTGGATTTTCTTGACTTTCTGCATTTTCGCTACTTCCTGTTTTGGCGGGCGGTTTGCCCTGCCTTCGAGCTTGAATCTACGCGCATCCTAGGGAATAGGTAGCCGATTTAACAATATCAGCGAAAATATTTCAGTTTAACTTAACCTGGCCTTGCGGCTCGAAAATCAAGGAAACGTGCGCGCGAATAGCATACTCTGATTGGACTTGCAAGCACTATTTCATTTAACAATAATCGCTTGAAGAATCGTGCCAATTAACTTAATCTGGTTCCAACGCAATAGGAAGCGCTAGGTTCCGCGTGAAAGGTACCCTAGGCGTAGGTATTGCCTGCCTGCCGATCTGCCTGCCTTGGGCCTTATATGCAGCCAGTTATTGTTAAATCTGGCTTAACTTAATCCCCTGAAAAATCGTGCCATTTCACTTATTTAAGCTCGTCGGGCAGTGGTTCCTGCATTTCACTAAATATGGACGGCCGACCGCGCCGCTTAAGTGAAATGGATTTTTTTGGCTTAACGGGCTTAATTGGCATGGTTTTTGCCCGAGGTACGCTTAGCCAGCGAAAGAGCGGCAGCGTTTCACTTAGCGTGCCTTTCACATAATGCACGCGCGGTGGATTGGATATTAAGTTAAATTCGTACCGCCAGTCGTAGAGCCTCGGTCTTATGTAAAGTGATTCGGTGCGGCGTATTATGTTATATACGAATCGCCAGTAGATGCGCTCGGGATTAAGTGAAACGTCGCGCCTATGGCCGCGTACTGCCTTATTTAACACATCACGCACGGTGCTCGGGTCGCCGTGGGAGTCGAGATATATGTTAAGTGGCTTGTTCGCGTCGATGATAAGTGAAATGCGAGCTGTCTGGCGCATTAGCATTGACTCCTGCGAGCAATAATTTAAATAACGCAGCGCAAGTCTAGGATTATGTTAAGGAAAACGCAATACTGGCAATATGTAAAAAAGCCGTTTAGTCTCTCTAAGTGCCTGAATTAGCAGGGGAAATCGCAACGCAGCATTATTTATTTTGTGCGGTAAAGAGATAGGTAAAAATGATATGGTAAATGAGATGATAAGTGAAACTGGTTTGCTCGCGCGTGATAATAAGTAGTATACGTAGACGTTTTTATTATTTAATAATATGTTAAACTATAACTCTATATAGATTAGATACTTACGAGCCAATAATACTTATTCTGCGAATAGGTTAAATTGGTTTTGGCATGATTTGGTGGTGTACGAGGAGTGTAACTGGAAGTGTTAAGTGTCTGCGAAATGCTCTCCCCTGTGGTTCCCGGGCGCTGTACGCGGCTCGTGCTGGCTCGCTGGCTTTGGAGCGCTGGGTAGTGGCGGGTCGGCGCGTTATCGGCACCAGCGCCGTCCTAGGCGTTGTAATGCGGTGCAGGAGCTGGCATGAGACTTGCATGCTGTGATATGTAAAGTCGATAAGTGAAATGACGATGGCCGGGACCCCGGGCCACCCGAAAAATCACACCCCCCCATCGTGACCGCACTTAGCCCCTCGCGATCCGCTATACATAGTATTTAAAGCCAAGTTCAGTTAAATGACAAAATAACTCGACACGAGCTTCAATCCCGGCGTATAGTTTCGGGGCGCAAAGCCGCAGGGGGGCACTATATGGTCAACGGCGACATTACCGGTCCCCATAGAAAAAAGGGTGGTATAGGGGGGAGGCTCCTTATCATCCCTGCTAAAGGGGCCAGCTATTACGAGGACTATGAGGGCTGGGAGCCAACGGACGAGGAATTACGTAAACATATCAATAACGGCTGGCTGGAGCAGGTACCCGCACTCGTAAGGCACGGGACCCAGCTCTGCATAGCCTATGTGGACGAGGAGGGATTATTGAAGGATCTGCCGTTTAACGAGACGGCATCCAGGCTCATAAGGAGCGTGCACAAAATAGTAGGGACTATGATCGTTGTCGTGCCAACTAGCTCCGCATCCCAAGGGGATAAGGCCAAGCCTCCCGGTATTACCCCCTAGAAGCATAGAGCAGCCCCTTTAAGCTCCGGTCAACCAACGAAGGGCGGGAGTGGCGAGGGGCATTTTTTGACCAGCACGAAGGAGAGGAACATGCAAGTGGTATGCGCCAAGTTCGTTTATCTGCTGATTTTTCTAGGGGTGCCGTATCCTCAGCCGAACACGGTAGGAGCGGGTCAACCGCCGGTTGGTGGGGTTTTTGCCAAGATCGAGGATTGCGAGGCGTTCTATCATATGGCAGCCAGTAAAGGGGCGACCTGGCCTCATACCTGCCAGAAGATGGAAGTTATTCAGTAAGCACACCCACCCGACCCCAAACCCGTTAGAAACCCTGTCAGATTGCATAGCCGGAGGCTACGCCCGTATACTGTGCGTCCATGCGCAGAATCCGCGTGGCACGCCGCAAGAGACCGTCCCCACCCCCTAGGGACGTACCGAGTCCCCAGCCCAATGGGGTATACCTACCGGACCATGAGACACTTGTTCGGTTAATCGCCATGAGGGGGGCGACCGACGAGGAGATCGAGCTGGTTTATGGGCTCGGACCCGAAACCCTGAAGAAATGGCGGAAGTATTACCCCGGTCTGGATGCCGCGATTGAGCATGGCAGGACGTTGGCTGATGCCGCGGTGCTCCATTCAATGTTCAAAGGGGCATGCGGATACGATTACATCGAAGAACAGGCAGTGGGCGGGAAATCACCGACCGTGTTGAAGGTTAAGAGACATATGCCGGGAGTTTTCCTGGCTCAGAAACATTGGCTCGCCAGCAGGAAGAAGGATGAATGGCCCGGCAGTGATAGGCTGACCGTGGCGGGAGTTGGGAAGGACGGGGCGATCAAGGTAGATGGCCGGAACGAGGTCATTGATGCGATCTTAGCTATCGTGGCCAGCAAGCCCGATCAGGAGAAGGAGAAATCACGGGCAGAGGAGAAGGCTCGCGAGAATGTCACGCCCGCCGGGGAGGAGGCATGAACCATGCAGGACGAAAGCGGGCACTTCAGCGTAGTCGCCATTACCTGCTTCCCCAAAATCGGATTCCGGGCGACCATTCAGGTTAATTTCACGCAGCGCTCGACTGCGTATGCCTACTGCGACAAGCTCCAGGATGAGATCGATGCCGATGCTCAGCCAGCACGCGCCTATGTGATCGATCGATGGGGCGTGGCGATACGGGCAGCCAGAGTCCGCACCTACCCTGCTAATCACTTCTTTAGTCACGCACCGCTGCGGACCCACTCCCATCCCCATCCTCATCCCCATTCCCATCGGAGGGCTGCATGAACGAAGATACCAAGGCCAAGGTACTGGGCATCGGCACTCCGCTGGCTATTGTGGGTACCGCACTGCTGGCAGGTCATCCGGTTACCAAAGCGCCAATTACTCCTGCTGATCAACTTAAGGTGGGGGCTGCGGGCGCACTGGGCGAGATACCCCCCGGCAGCGATCATATAACTTTGTATGGGAATAAGGGCGAGCGCTTGGCGGTTATCAGTCTGCGCGACGGCACCGTGACTACGCCGGGAGATCCCCAGCTGGCAGCCAATGCTTTCTGGAAGGCCGTGCATGAATCATTTCCCAAGAACTGTAAGGGAGGCACATGAAATGGTTTATTATTATGTCGGTCGTGGTCGCCAGTAGCGGTTGCAGCCTTAACTTGACGAAGAGTCAGAAAAGCGACCTGGAGCAGCTGTGTCAGAACATTACCATCCAGGCGCTCAATGAGAGGGATGCGGCGATCAAGGCAGATAACGAGCGGCGCTTCCAGCTGCTCGATTCCCGCATGAATGCCCTGGAGCGCGATCACCGCAGCGTCGAGCAGAAGGTGGATGAACTCTTAGCTCTCAGTCATCAGCGGATGTACCGGAGCCATTAATGCCGACGACCCAGGTAGGGGGGCCAGGCGGCACGCCGATCTCAAAGCTGCCGCCAGCGGGGCCGTTGACCGGTGCCGAGCTGGTGGCAATGGATCAGGGCACACCACCGACGACGGTATCCGCTCCGCTCTCGACCATGCAGACCAGCATCGTCGGCCCACCCGGGGCGGCGGGCGTTCAGGGTGTTGCGGGCGAGGATGGTCTGGACGGCGAGCCGGGACCGCCAGGTGCTCAGGGACCCCAGGGACTAACCGGGGCTACGGGTCAAGGCGTACCCGGGATACCGGGAGAGGATGGCATAGATGGCGAACCGGGTCCGCCTGGCGTGGCCGGCGTTCAGGGTTATACGGGACCTCAAGGGGTACCGGGCTTCGCTCTCCCTCCTGAGGATGGTGCGGATGGCGAGATAGGGCCACCCGGAAAAGATTCCAGCTCGGTCGTTCAGGTACGGGGCGCGACCTGGAGCGGCGGCAATGCCGCTATCCAGCAGAACCAGATGACCGATGTAGCGGTCATCATTCCCGAAGATGTTCAGATCACCCGCTGCACCATTATGACGAAGGGCGGGACCGGCTCATGCTCGGTCGATGTACAGACTGCGCCTATTGGATCATACGGGACCTTTACGACGATTACCGGTGGCGTTTTCCCGGCGATCAGCTCGTCACTGACCTACGATAATAGTGCGCTGGCCGGATGGACTATCTATATCCCAGCGGGCAACGTACTGAACTTCCATCTGGTAAGTAGTAGCTTCTTTACTGAGATTATTATTAACGTTACCATGAAGCGCACTGGCGCACCGAACTGGGCGGGCAGCTATAGCGACGCGCAGGCAGTATCGGCGGTCAAGGCGGCGATGTCGAATGCTGGTAACGTATCCTTTGGCGGCGGGGCGGGAGTCATTACCGCGAGTACCCAGGGGGCTACCAATAATAACTGGTCGCAGTCTCTGGGCACTAACGGCTATCAGATTTTTCCGAGCGGCTTGATTATCCAGTGGGGGCAGTTCGTACTACCGTCTGCTGGCAGTACCTCTGTGACCTTCCCTCTGACATTCCCGAACCACGTCTGGTCAGTAGTCCCGTCTCAGGGCGACTCGACCAGCTATGGCTACCCCTTCGGAGCAGATTCGGTGACGACCAGCGGCTTCACTGCTACGAACTCAACCGGTGGTATCCTAGCCGGTACCGGGTATTATATCGCGATAGGTAATTGACCATGACGACTTCCTCCACGAACCAGCCTTGGGTAACGAACACCGACGCTGGTGTGCAGAACTATATCAATGAGATTCTGACCGGGCTCAATGCTATTGGGTTGACGCAGGTTAACGATACCGGCTCGATCACGACTTCAAACTACAACGCTTCGGTTGTGGTGAACGCACAGACAGCCACTAGTGTTCTAACTGTCAATAGCGTTACGAGCGGCGGTAATAACATCTGCGTCGGCATGCAGGTCGTCGGGGCTGGTATAGCAGCGGGCACGTATATCACTTCCTTCGGTACCGGCACCGGTGGCACCGGAACGTACAACCTAAGCACGACTCCCGGCACGATTGCGGCGGAGTCAATGACCATTTCATTCAAGGTTCCGGGGGCGACGGCCACTTTCTACGGGTACTCTATTTTCAGGTTCAACGATACACTGCAAGCAACCAGCCCGGTATATTTTAAACTTGAGTGGGGTTCCGGTAACGTCACCACTACGCCGCAGATGTTAATAACCTGTGGCACAGGAACCAACGGCGCTGGCACCATAACTGGGACGACCATATCTCGATCCGCCGCCGGTTACGGATCCAGCGCAAACCTAAATAACGGAGGCGCAAACTACCAGAGTTATTTCTGCTACAACGCCACGCAGGGCATAGCGTGGATGGGTTTTAAATTTGGCTCGGTTACTGCGGGAGTGCAGACTTCTTTCCTGGGGTTCTGTTTGTACCGCTCAGTGGATAACACAGGTGCCCCCACAGCGGATACTATCCACTGTCTGTGCAATAACGCTAATACCACCAGTGGTACGTCCTCTGGAGGAAACTTACCATTTTATGACTATAACAGAGGGGTTCAGAATGGTTTTAATACAACGTCTCCGAACGGAACGACAGGCGCTTGGGCACCTACAGTATGGGGGGTGATCCCGTTCAATAACTATTCAAGTGTAATGGGCACCACGGCGCAGGTGTTTCCGTGCTTCCAGTGGAAAGGAAATAGCACAACTCCGGGCCTCGGGATAACTAACGCCCTGGCGCTCGGGGGTGGGCCTGATTGGGTTTCGATAGGTACTACCGGAACCATCACTATAATTGGATCGACCTCATTGACGTATATCGCAGTGCCTTGTATAACAGGATACCCACTCATATCGCTCTATACGCCCGCTTTTACAGGTGGTGCGGCCTGCATGCTGCTGGTGTGGCAATGACCTTTCTACCGTTAAATAACGCGATGGCGGCACCGCTCGTCTCATACGGGCCGGATAAGATTACTTTCCCTTGGGCATCCTCTATCAGACCACCGGTCGTACCGATAACCGTCTCGTTGATTCCTATATTTCCCCTGCCCGGGAACGCGGGGACCGGCTCCTGGGCGATGAGTCTCTATTGGCTAGCACTTCTTGGAGGATTACTATGGCTGCGAATAAGATCCTTAATATAGAACCCATCGCGGTACCTAATTCGATAGGTAATCTATTGAATTGTGCGATCACCGCGCTTACCGGTCCGATTGGGATTACGGCTACTCAGCCGTATATGCTCATCAGGCATATCCGAGCTATGAACCGTACGGCAGGCGCTATCACCCTAACCCTGTATAAGGGAGCGACCGGAGGTAGCGCAGCTGGAACTGAGTTTGGCTTTGCGGCCTACTCGCTGCCGCCTAATCAAGCTCAGGATGTCTACTTTAGTAATGCTCGTTTTGACTCGACCGACTTTCTGACCGGGGTCGGGAGTGGTACCGGTATCACTCTTAATATCGAGGGCGAGATTGGGTTCTCATAAGGAATGGATTCAGGGCATCGAGGCGATGAAACGTCGGGTCGATACCCCTGAGGGAATCCGTTATGCTTTGGTCTCGCTGCGGGAGCAGCGCGGTTGTGTCGATAGATACGATGAGGAAGAAGCTAAGGTCTTGGAAGATGCCATTAAGTATTTTGAATCGAAGCTGCGGGGTGCTCTGTGAAGTTGAAGCGCGACCAAGTGAAGTTCGTAGTACCGGAACTGTTCGATATCCTGAGCATTGTCATAGAGGACCATAACGGGTTGCTATACCCGCTTCAGAGGCTGGCTGATTTGAATATGGATAAGATGAAGGAGAAGGAGGGTGAAGTTTCGGGCCGACCCATCTTTTACTCCTTAGTGGAACAGACGGTAACTCTTCATCCCCGGTGCGAGAAGGACTACAATAAGGTTCACGTAGAGTACGTACCGCCTAAACGGGTGCTATGAGCTTTGATCCAGAATGGCCTTATGAGTTTTTGAAACGCTTTAAGTACGAGAAGCAGTACGCCGAAACTGTCCAGTCAATCCGCGACATTATAGCATACCCACTAAAGAAATTCGATTATGAACAAGCCGAGAGAAGGAAACGTACCTGGCTTGAAGACCTTGCAGCAGGAGCCAGTATCTCCCGAGTTTACTGGCCGTGGAATAGTGAGGGTTATCGAGAGTGGGCTTGCGGAGCCTGTAAGAGATACAGCGCGAAACCGGCAGTTAGCAAAGGACAACGGTTGGTCAGAAAAAGAATACCAGCACTGGGTAGATACGGGGGATCCACCAATCCGAAGCGTCGTCAAACAAACTCCGGCGTCGAGGCCGGACGAGATCGACGACGATGAGAGGTTGCACCAATGACCGAAGTTGACGAACACGGCATTTGCCATATTGATGGACCTCCGTATGCGGGCTTTGCTATAGCCGAGCATTCGGATGGCACCGGTCAACGAGTTGAGATTATCTATAAGATGTTGCGTTATATCGGCAGTGAACAGGATTGTCGGGATGCTTGTCAGGCTCTTTTAAACCTGGTAATTTCCGAGTTACAGGATTTGGAGGAGGTTGCTTTTGATAATCGACATCTGCGAAAGATCATCTGGTGGCGACGCCGACCGGAGTTTATCCACGATCCGGACTCTGGGCGTTGGTGCTTCTCCTGCCGCTTTGATACGACACCGAAGCTTCCCGATACCTTCTGGGAACGCTGGATGGTTGCCGAAGGTATGCCAGGACGCAACGCGAAGGAAGTAATCGGATGAGTAAACTAGATCAAATTCATTCACAGATGACCGGCGACTGCCGCAACCCGGAATGTCGCAATGGCTTTACCCCTGGTATAATTACTTCTGGCAAGGGAACTGCTAATATGCCGCTACTGGGCGCAGTAATGCGCTGGGGTTGGGTAAAGTGCCGTGCGTGTAACACAGACAAGGATCACCCGTATCAGCAGGTTGCTCGCTCCTCGGCAGAGATTGCTGAGAGAGCACGTCTCGCTGATTCCAAGGCCCCATACAAAAAGGAAGAACCACCGAACCGTGCAAATCTGGAGAGACTTGCGGCGGCTACGCCTACCCCGACAAAGCAATCATCCGGCATTTCCCAGGAGAGGTTTGACCGATTACTCGATCAGGTTACTAAACTTACAGACCAGGTTACAGAGTTACTTCAAGAGAACCGGACGCTCAGAGCGCAGCTCAAGGATAGTCATAATGCGCCTGTGGTGGAAGTAGAGCAGTCTCCCCCACGCAAGCCGCGTAAAAAAAGGGGGACTGAAGATGTTGCATCCAATAGTCCAAAAGATAAGAGGGCGCTATCCTGACTTTACTCCACCGAGGAGCAGTTATGGATTGCCCCGACATCGTACTGATAAACCGGAGGAGGCAGATGAAGACCGTTCTACTAAGACCTATTCTCTCCATCTTGCTGGGGGTGCTGATTACGGGTACTACGCTCGCTCAGACGACGACTCCGCCGCCACCGGTATGGGTTTCTAATCCGATAGTCACTCCTTACCCGTGGCCTCCGGAGTGGACCCCGGTCCTGTACGCTTCTGTCCCTAGTCTGACTACTTCCGGGCAGGAGTTCTCACCTACTACTCTGTTAGGTGGTATTCAGCCGTGCTGTTCGCATCTTACCTATAAGCTGTATCAGGTTAATATGATCCTCGCAGCAACGGGTAACGGTGCATGCTGTCATCTACTATCCGATACGGTTTACTTTGGCTATACAACCCGGGCACTGCTGCGGCTGGGAGCATGCTTCGTGCTCTCGCAGGAGCCATCGATGACTATTGCCGAGATGATGGCTCGAATCAAGGACGGAATGATGACTTGGACAACCGAGGGTTTCAAACCTGTCGCCCCGCCGACCCAAGGTGCCGGTGCGGGCGGGATACCCTCTGGCCCGGGATGCGCAACCCCGCCCCCAAATATGACTGCTGCCCAAGCCGCTGTTGCGTATGTCGATATCGTGGTTAACTGACTTGCATTAGGTCGCGAGGTAGGCTAAAGTGTCGATTGCTAGAGAGTCTGACTGCATTGACCTCTTAGGTTAAGCCGGGTGGGACCCCCTTCTCATCCGGCTTTTATTTTGCATGTTAGACTTTGTCAAAGATCCAGTAAAGCTGCGTGCTCAGCTAGAGCACTTTACTGATCATGACCTTAACCTCCTGCGATCTCAACTTTTATGGAAGCGGGTAGCACGCAAGAAACAGGTGCCACCCGTAGATCGGGATTGGGATTTTTATGGTGTTAAGTCGGGGCGAGGATTTGGCAAGACCTTAGCAGCGGTCCAGTGGCTATGGCAGAATGCAGCGCGCGATCCCGGGAGTTATAACTTCGTGATTGCTCCTACCCACGAGGATTTGAATAAGGTCTGTTTCTACGGTCCGACCGGACTGCATGGTAACTTCTATGATAAAGTCACCAATAGGACGTACCCTATCATCCCTCCTAGCCTCATCAAATGGCACACGAAATCTCCTCTCGTTATTTGTCTCTGGAACGAATCACTCATCCAGGGCTTCTCGGCGGATACACCTGAGCGTTTACGAGGCCCGCAGTGCCACCGTGCTTGGTGCGACGAAGTTGCCTCGTGGCGCTATCCTGATAAGGCTTGGGACAACCTTATTATGGGTCTGCGACTCGGGCCTCACCCACAGATATTCTGGACCGGTACCCCGAAGCCTAAACCGTTTATACGGAATCTGGTCAAACTGCCGCGATCAATCGTAATCAACGGCAGTACCTATGAGAACCGGGATAATCTACCACGTACCTTTTTCGAGAACGTGGCTAAATACGAGGGTACTGCTGTCGGGCGGCAGGAACTCTATGGTGAGATCCTCGATCCGGAGGAGGCTGGTTTTGTTAAGCGTTCGCAGTGGCGGCTTTGGCCAGCGAGCAAGAAGCTGCCGAAGTTCCGCCTTATCGTTATGTCGCTTGATACAGCCTTTACGGAGAAGCAATGGGATAAGAAGGAACAGACCGGTGATCCGACTGCGTGCTCGGTTTGGGGTATCTTTACCTACGAACGCACGGATCATATCATGCTGCTCGATGCGTGGGAGGACTATTTGGGCTTTCCAGCCCTTATCAAGCGAGTTAAGATTGAGAGAAACTATACGTATGGCGACCAAGATGAACCGGTCCTGCGCCCGCTCATCGATAAGATGCAACGTCCCCGGCACCAAGGTCGCCCTGTGGATCTCATACTCCTCGAAGACAAAGGATCAGGTATTTCTCTGCGGCAACAATTGGCAGTAGAAGAGATCCTCACAGAGAGCTATAATCCGGAGGGGATGGACAAACTCAGCAGGTTGCATGCCTGCTCCCCACTCTTCCCGCACGGTAGAGTCTGGGCAGTAGAGAGTCTAAAGGTAAAGGGGGAGCCACGGAATTGGGCAGACCCGTTGATTTCGCAGGTATGTACGTACGTTGGTGAGGGGAGTCTGATTCATGACGACTTGCTCGATTCGGCAACGCAAGCCTGGATATGGCTAATGCACCGTTTCGATATGAAGTTTACTGTGCGTGACGATCCTCAAGTCGCAAGTCAGAAAGCACTTGATAAGCTGCACTCTAGACATCGCCGTAATCCATACGATGGGAGAGGTCGATGAGCGTAAACTTTCCTACTGAAGAAGCTGCCCCGAAACAAGATACTCAGATTCCTGATAACCCCCGGGGACGTTCCTGTCTTACCTGCGTTTTCATTGGTGTCGAGGGTACTAGCACTATGAACTGTTGCAAGTTCTACCCTCCAATTAGACAACCGAATGGTCAATCGCATTGGCCTGGTGTGCACGGCGATGACTGGTGCGGTCAGTATCAGGGACCTGCGATGTGAGGATATATGGCCGCCAATCCTAGTAAGCTTTTTGATGATGATCGAGAGGATACGCCTACCCTCTCTGATAAAGTTACCAATGAGCATCTGCCTCCAGAGGATACCGACGATGGCGGAGCAATCATCCAAATCCACCCTGATAAGGACGACAGTAAGACTGCTGATGAGGACGAGTTTTACCGCAACCTTGTTGAGGAACTCGATACAGGGCAAATCTCCACCCTGGGAATCGACCTCCTCGAATACATCGAGCGGGATAAAGATGCCCGAAAAGACCGCGATGACAAGTATGCCGAAGGAATTAAGCGAACAGGACTTGGGGATGAAGCGCCTGGAGGCGCTGCATTCGTTGGAGCGTCTGAAGCAGTTCATCCGATGATGTCAAAGGCGACGGTTTACTATCAGTCGCATACGATTGGTGAACTCTTCCCTCCTGGTGGTCCGGTTAAGGATGATATCGTAGGCAAGGTTACACCGGCGAGGGTAGAGAAGGCGCGGCGCAAGTGCGAGCATATGAACTGGCAGTTTAAGCGCCAGATGCCCGAGTTTCGTAATCAGCTAGAGAAGTTGCTCAGCCAGCAGCCACTCGGTGGCTCGCAGTATATGCGCCTGGTCTTTGACTCGGTCCAGAAGCGTCCCGTTCCCTGTTTCTTCTCTTTGGATGATGTTTACATCCCGGAGGGCGCAGGTGACTTCTATTCAGCTGAGCGCCGTACGGTGCGTACCTCGATCACTCAGGCGGAGTTTGATAATCGCGTACGCACAGGATACTACATCAAACCGACTTCTATATCTCCACCTGCTCAACGCCAAGGCGAAGAGACCGAGGCGGAAAAAGCCCAGGACAAGGTGCAGGGCGTTGATCGCGATACCTATAACAAGGATGGTAATAGAACAATCTACATCGTTGAGGCATTGGCGGTCATCGAGGACGCGGATGACATTAAGATTGCGGGCGACCGTCCGAAGATGGAAGACGTTGAGGAAGATGCGGACATTCCGCTTCCATACCTTATCGAGCTGGATGCACACTCGCATCAGATAATGCGGATAACCCGTAACTGGGAGGAGGACGACGAGCTTCATCAGAATATGTGCTGGATCGTAGACTTTGAGTTCCTACCTTGGGAGGGTGCGCAAAGTGTCGGTCTTATCCATCTTGCGGGGTCCTTGGCCGGCGCTGGTACTGGCAGTCTTAGGGCTTTGCTTGATGCTGCTCTGGTTAATAATCTCCAGACGGGATTAAAGCTTAAAGGGTCCGGCATGGCCGGCCAAACGCTTGGCTTGAATATCGGTCAACTGACTGAGATCGAAGGAGGGGTAGGTGCTAAGGACATACGAGAGGTTGTCATGCCCCTGCCGTTTAATCCGCCGAGCCAGATGCTTTACCAGTTGCTCGGCTGGTGTACGGATCAAGGAGAGGAACTTGTACGCACGACGTTTGAGAATCTCTCCCAGGACGGCGCACCCAATATGCCGGTTGGGACGACCCTGGCTCTAATCGAGCAAGGTCTGAAAGTCCTATCGGCTATCCATAAGAGATTACATCATGCGATGGATCGTCTGATTGGCGTTCTGCATCGCATTAACCGACTCTATATTACTGATGATGAAATTCGTGATGAGGCAGGAGAACAACTCGCGTACCGGACCGATTATGAAGGGCCGGTCGATGTCGTCCCGGTTTCCGATCCTGAAGTCTTCTCCGACGTTCAGCGTTTCGCACAGCTTCAGATTGTACAGCAGCGGTCGGATATGCACCCGGAACTGTACGATGCTCATAAGGTCGAGGAGCTGATACTTCAGAGGACTAAGCTGCCGAATGCGGTTCAGCTTCTGAAGCCGCTGCCGCAGATTACCGAGATGAATCAGGTGAACGAAAACGTCGCCATGAGTCTCGGTAGGCCGGTCGCCGCTTATCCGGAACAGGATCACCTGGCGCACGTCCAGGTATTACTGGATTTTATGCAGTCCCCAGTGCTAGGTGGGCTGCCTACGATAGCTAATAGGTTCCTAGGCCCGGCTGTGCAGCACCTTAGCGAGCACATCCTTTATTGGTATGTAACCCATATGGTTGACGTTACCTCTAAGGCTACCGGGGCAGATACCGGCAAGATCGCGCGCATACATCATAAGAATAAAGAAGTTGGCCTTGAGATGGATAAGACTTTAGCCGCTGCCTCGAAGACAGTTGTGCAGGCTGCGGGCCAAGCATTTCAGCAAATCCCGCAGATTATTCAGCAGGCTATGCAACAGCTTAAGAGCATGCAGCAGCCGCAACAGCAGCCCGATCCGACTGCCCTTGCCGTTGCTGATAAGCGCGCACAGGCTCAGGCAGCTACCGATCAGAGCCGCGAGAAGATCGCAGGTATGCAAACTGATGCGCAGGGTAAGAAGACCCAGCAGGATAACGCTACGGATCTGCAACAGACTCAAGTCGAGCAGGCGGGTGAGACGGCCCGCACTCAGCAAGAGATAGCCGCTCACGAGCGGATTAATGCGGAGGACAATGCTACCGCCCTGGAAATTGCCGCCGCTAAGATCGACACAGGGCACTCGACTAATATATCAACCGGGACCGGCCTTATGGGGCACCACGGTCCCGAAGCAGGAGGAATAGGCTAATGGCTAAGCATCCGCATCGTCATGGACAGCATCGTGAAGAAGGCCAGGAGGAAGCACCAGTTGAGGAGACATCGTCAGAGACTTCGGGCGAAGCTTCTCCACCTACTGAATCGGCTCCCGTTGAGAGTGTTCCCGAAAACGAGGACCTAGGCGAGCGTATTCGGTTGATCGAGAAGCGTCACGGTAAGGAGTTCATGGCAGTCCTGGCCGATGTGCATGACCATCTATTCGGTAAGACCCCGCCTGAACCTAAAGAGACTCAACCGGAGGATACAAGTGGCAATTGATGCAACTTCGGATGACCGTACTGCGAATAACGTAATGAGGCATGAATACCGTATCCTTTCCGATGAGGAAAAGCTTCAGATGAAGGGGATAAAGGATATTGGAGTTGACTTCGTTAACTTCTGTAATGACGTAGGGAGGTCACGGGAACTCTCCCTTGCTATTACGAAGATGGAAGAGGCGGTTATGTGGGCAGTTAAGCATATTACACGATAGGAGGTGAGTTATGAGTGGTGAGCCAATTATGACTAAACACCAGAATATGGCCCAAGGTAGGAGTCCATATGAGGAGTTTAGCGAGACCATAGGTAAGTCTGCGACCCGTAACCGGGAATATGAGGGTGGTCATATTCATCCGGGGCATGGTGCACACTACGACGACCATAGTCATACGACTGATCCGGAGAAGGAGGGATCGCAGCATCACGGAGAGCATGGGCATCATCATACGCCAGTGCATCATCCAGAGCATCATCACGGGGGGCATAAGCATATGCACCATCACCACCCCTCGGAGCACGACGGCGGGCACGGCGGACACCCTACCCATGGGCGGAAAAGGAACTTCTAGCTGTAACGTAGGCTAGACAGAAATTTGCGCAGCCCCCCGGAGTAGCGTACTATGCCCACCCCAGATAGGTTCCTGTCCCAGCTGAAAGAGCTGAGAGTGCAATATGCACTTGAAGCACTGAGTCCGCATAAGAGGAGCCAATCAGCGTACGGTTATGGATTAGCCTGCGGCGTAGTTCAAGGCTTAGAAATGGCCGAACGCTTGTTAAATGATGAGATAACCGCACAAGAGGAGTTTGAGAATGGATCGAAGCTTGCCGCACAAACTGGAACCACCTCGCGACCGAGGCGTTAGCCGCGACCGTCTTGCCACAGTAGGAGGTAAGACCGAGGGAATTTTCAGGAAAGCTGCGTACAAGTACGATTCCTTGGAACAGGCTTTCCCAAAAGCTGATCCTGGTCTCGTACCCTTCGGCTCCGACGTACTCGTTCAGCTTAAGACGCCCCCGACGCACTCAGCGGGTGGCATCGCGCTGGTTGAGGAATCACGCGAAACAGACCAATGGAACATGCAAGTGGCGAAAGTTATCGCCTTTGGTCCGGTCTGCTTTTGTAATCGCGAAACTTTGAAGCCATGGCCGGAGGGTCAGTGGTGCCAGGTTGGCGATTACGTGCGCGTGCCCAAGTACGGTGGAGACAGATGGTGGGTCGATGCCGATCATGACGATGGGAAAGCTCTGTTCGTTCTCTTCAACGATATGGAACTAAAGGGTAAGGTGCCTGAAGATAAGGCACTTGAAATGGTTGCCTATATCTAACCCCTGATAAGAGGTTGCAATGGCCGCAGAGAAAGATGAAATCATCCCAGTCGGCCCTGGTGCTGACGAAGATGTGCGTGAAGAGTCCGAGGAACGCGCCGAGGATCTAGCCGAAGGCGGTGAACCGGAGGATCAAGAGGAAGAGGAACGATTAGGCCAAGCCGAGGAAGGCGAGGAGGATGAACGAGAGGTCATCCGTCGCCGACGGCGGGCTGAAAAAGCACGTAAGAAGGAAAACCGGAACCGTGACCGGTTGGAGTTGAACTTCCTTCGCCAGCGAAACGAGCAGTTAGAGCGCCGCCAGTCGGAGCTGGACTCTCGGGTAGCTAACGGAGAAATGGTACTGATAGATAATAAGATTGCGGAACTTGACTCCCAGATTCGGGAGGCCGAGCGAATCAAGGCGATGGCTATCGATAAATCCGATGGGAAGTCGGCAGCTGAAGCCGACCGGATAGCTAACGACCTTCGGGCAGGACTCTACACCCTGCAAAACGTGAAGAACCAGAGGACGCTAGCTGCTCAGACAGTACGCACTATGCCTTCGGTTGATCCTGCGATCCAGGCGAGAGCGCGCGAGTGGGCAGAACGCCATTCTTGGTATGATACGAATCTGCGTAATGCGGATTCACGGGTAGCAAAAGCGGTAGAAGATCAGCTTTGGAATGAAGGTAATTTCGATGCCCGTAATGAAGATTACTGGGACGAACTGGATGAGAGGCTAAGAAAGTATATGCCTCATCGGTTTGGTAACGGGCAGCGGAATACTCGTGAAGAGGAAGGGGATGAAGGCGAACGTGAAGAGCGCCGATCCCGGGGTCCTCAGGTAAGAGTCGGTGGTCGTGAGAGACCGCTGCGCAAGAATGAAGTCTATATTGATGCCGACCGTAAGGAGGCGTTGATTAAAGCCGGAGTCTGGGATGACCCTGTTCTTCGGGATAAGTTTCTGAAGCAATATCAGAAGTACGACCGAGAGAACCGTCGTCACTAGAGAGCACTCGAAAGGAGTAGCTGAGAATGTCTGAACTAAGAAAACCTATCAAGCGTGTACGAAAGCTTTCGGAATCCCGTGGGGGACGCGAGTCGAATGACCGCCCGATTACCCAGAGACGGGAGTATACGGATGCTGAGCGCGTTGACATGCTGCGTCGAACATTCTTCCAGTCTGCGTTGCCTGATCTTCCAAGGATCGAGGGCTACCACGTATGTTGGTTAACGACTCAGAATTCACGCGATCCGATCCATGGGCGTCTCCGCCTGGGTTACGAGCTGATCCAAGCTCATGAAATCCCCGGCTTTGAGGCGATGGCTTCTAAGAGTGCAGAGTTTCCGGGCGTAATCAGCGTAAATGAGATGATAGCCGCAAAGCTACCACTTCATCTCTACGAAGCCTTTATGCAGGAAGTACATTATCGTCAGCCCCTCGCTGAAGAGGAAGCGATATATGCTGCTGCACAGAGGGCCGCAGAAGAGGCTGCTCAGTCAGCACGTCGTGGTGGTCGTATGAAAGGTCCGCTCATCGAGCAGGGCACGCAGGAACTGGGACAGGCCCGCGAGCTTCCCAGCTTCATCGAACAAGAGGTGGGTTAGGGAGATCGCGGCAATGAAGCTCTCTTTTGGAGTATTCAATGTCCGCAACTGCTGCACCCTTCGGTCTCCAGCCGTGCCTTCATCCGTCTGGAACCGTACGTCCCTCAGTAAGTGGAGGCCCACAACCGTTCGGCGGCATTACGATTGCCAGCGGCGCAGCCTTCAATATCTTTATGAACAGCCCGGTTCAGATAGATACAGGTACTCCTTCGGGCAATTTGCTCCTGGCTACCGCTCTCGGAGCGGCTGGCGCAGGCGCGGCAGTTAACCGCATCCTGGGTGCTTTCCAGGGTTGCGAGTTTACCCTTACGGCGACTGGTCGCCGCACGGTCAGTAATTTCTGGCCTGCAAGTACCGTTGCTACGACAATCGTCGGCTGGGCGACTCGTGACGCTTGGATTATCTATGAAATCCAGGCAAGCGGCTCGGTTGCTGCAACTGCGCTTGGTGGACAGGCATCGATCTCAACCAACCTTACGGGTAACGGGAATACGACCACTGGTTTCTCCACGGTCTCTCTCGATGTGACGACTGGCGGCTCGCTTACTCAAACGAGCACTAACCAGCTTCGTATCGTGGGCTTCTCTCAGAGGATCGATAACCTGCCAGGCGATGCGTTTACTATTGTTCAGGTGCAGATCTCAATGCATCAGGACGTAGCGAGTCAAGTCGCCTACTAATCAGGCTCACCTTAAGGAGGAAGCTCAATGGCTGTCCCGATGCGGAGTACCGATTTCCGCTCTATCGTCGAACCGATTCTTAATGAAACGTTCGATGGCATCTATGATCAGCGCTCGGACGAGTGGAAGATGGTCTTCCGCGAGTTCAAGGGCACACCCCGCAACTATCACGAAGAGCCAGTCCTCTTCGGTATGGGCGCGGCACCTGCGCTGCCGGATGGTACGCCGGTTACGTACCAATCAGGAGGCGTGCTGTTTATTCAGCGTTACGTCTATGCCGTGTTCGGTCTCGCCTTTGCACTCACGAAGGTCCTAGTCGAGGACGGCGACCATATTAAAATTGGTCAAATCTACGCTGAACATCTCGGTCAGTCGATGATCGAGACGAAGGAAACGCTTTGCGCTAACGTGTTGAATACTGCCTTTACGGTAGGTTTCAACGGAGGTGATGGCGTTACCCTTAATAACGTGGCGCATCCCTTGGCTCCGCCAGCTGGCACTTTCTCGAATGTGCTGACTACGGCGGCTGCGCTCTCGCAGACTTCTCTGGAGCAGATGCTTATTCAGATTCGTAATGCCGTTGACAATAACGGCAAGCGAGTTCGCCTGAACCCGTTGCAGATCGTAACCGGTCCGAGCAACGTGATGCAGGCTGAGGTTCTCCTGAAGTCCGTGCTGCGTGCAGGAACGGCGAATAACGATATCAACCCGATCAAGTCACTCGGGTTGCTGTCGAAGGGGCAGGCGAATGTTACCCGTATCACGAGCACTACCGCCTGGTGGGTGCAGACCGACGTGAAGCAGGGTCTCAAGCTTGCCATGCGCCGCTCGCTGGAAAAGTCGATGGAAGGCGACTTCGAGACGGACTCCATGCGGTACAAGAGCACGGAGCGTTACATACCCTCCTGGACCGACTGGCGGGCAATGTACGGGACCGCAGGGCTATAAGGTTTGGGGCGGCAAGGTCTAACCGTCAGGTGTTTACGTGCGGTTTTCACTATGGCCCCAGGCTTTGCTGCCCCTCCTGAATAGGAGAATTTAGATGTACGATCTGAGTATTACCCGTAACCAGTTTGGTGCTAATAACACCAGGGATACGGAGACTTTCTCCGACCAGCCCGTAGAGGACCGGACAAAGGTTCACGAATATAATAATGATTTTGACGAGTTCAACACAGCGAATTATACCGTTACTACCCTAGGTGTTGCCGGGACGACATTTACGGCAATCGCCGGGGATGGTGGAATAATTCAAGCGATTAGCAGTGCGAATGCGAATGCAGGCTTTCAGATGCAGAACACTCGCGCTGACTATGTGATGGCTAATGGCTTTCGTTGCTTTGGGGCTTGGATTCTTAGTGTTGATAGTGCTCTTGCGAATATTCTCGCTGGCATGTTTAATACTAACGCAGCCCTCTTTACCCCTGCGAATATTACGGATGGTATCTATATGCAGACGCTGGGAACGTCTGCGATTAATATCATCGCGGTAGCGGGTGGTGGCGCGAAAATTACTCAGTCAGCAGTCGCTACGTTGAACCCTGGCTTGACGAATTTCGTAACCTTTAAGTTCTACTGGGATGGAGCGATCTATCAGGCCGCGCCTTCCGGGCGTATCGTTTGGGAACTCTCCGGTGCCGGTGTCGTAGCTCCGGTTCGTGGTTCTTTCGGTGGCTCTTCGGCGTTTCCACTGCCGACTGGCTGGCCGAGCGCTACGGCAATAAATCCTTCTGTTGGCATCACAGCCTCTACCGGCGTTGCTCGCACAATGCAGGTAGATCTGTTCTCAGTTATTAAGGAGAGGAGTAACGTCCTGGTAACCCCGACGTTCTAGCGACCGGTGAACAGGGCAGGGATGCCCTGGCACTGAGGAGGGTATTATGCGACCGATAAGAGTGACTGGGGTTACGGGAACGTCAGCTGCCGTGCCCCTTGATGTTTATGCGGAGGGTCAGCAGACTGTGGTCGATTATCAGACCGCTGGTGCAGGCGTTCCTCAGGTTACAGCGGATAACGTCTTCGACTCAACTATCACCCCGACGTGGCATGCTGCTCCGACCAAGGATGCCACAACCGGACTGTACTTTATTCCTTCGGGTGTTCGCGCCGTGCGTATGTCCGGAGCTGTCTCGGCGGATGTTATGGTCGTTTCACAGCAGGGGATAGTATGAAAGGCTTTAAGAATACTACTCGGATGGTTACCGGACATCATAACGTTCCGGCATCCCAGTTTAGTACCTTTGGCAAGTCAAACCCCGGCCATCGGCTTGCTACGGGTGGCTTGGTTAATAAGTTGGCTGGTGGTGGATCCGTCGAGCGTGATTTCGGTCATGCAAGTCCGGTTAAGGGTCGTGGCCCTGGTCCTGACCGCATCACCGATCTTACCGTTCATGGTAATGCTAACGATGGACAACACCATGTGGGGCATGCCGCAGTTCACCGAGAAGTACCCTCGACCGTAAACGAGACCGAGCATGGTGGTAGAGCACCGCTAAACCCCGGCTACGGTGGTGGTGGCAGGGCAAGGCATTTCCACGTTCATAAGCATTACTACCAGGGTGGTAAGGTCGTTAAATCGGAGCATCAGAGCTACCCGAAGAACCTGGCTGGTAAGGCTGGCAAGGTGCAGGACTCTCACCGCTTTACCGCTCATCGGGTTGCGGGCGGCTTCGGTACTCGTGGCCAGCCGGGAAGGACCCGGGATAGGCTGGCGAAGGGTGGTTCCTGTGGCGAGACCGGTGAGACCCGTAATAAGCTGGCGAAAGGCGGCAAATGGATTCAGGGAGCAATCAAGCATCCTGGAGCCTTGCACCGTACTCTGGGAGTTCCTCAGGGTAAGAAGATTCCGGCTGCCAAGCTGGCGAAGGCGGCTCATTCGTCTAACCCTACCACGCGACGGCGGGCGGCTCTGGCTAAAACCCTGAAAGGTCTGCATAAGGCTAAGGGCGGGCATATTCACGATAATACCAAGGTAATTCCGCCGAACTATGCGACCGGTGGAACGATTAACCGGCTGGCCGCTGGTGGAGCGCTCTACCATAAGGGTGGTCATTCTAGAGAGATGAGTGAGCACTTGGAGAGTGAGGCTCCGAGGGGTCATAAGGGTATGCGGGAGTTAATCCAACGCGGAGGCAAGTAAGTGCCTGTTACTACCAGCGGCACAATCTCAACCACTATCTTTACGATAGGGGATATGATTGACCGTGCCTTTGGTCGGTGTAAGCTCGCGCCGCAGCAGATTACGCAAGAGTACATCGAGATTGCGAAACAGCTATTGTACCTGCATCTTTCCACCCTGGGTAACGAAGGTATCCCTCTATGGTGCAAGCAGAAACAGATCTACCCGATCTACGACTCGGTTCAGAATATACCACTGAACACGGACGTCATCGATGTATTGAGTTGCAATTTGCGGACTTCTACTCGGTTAGCGACTGGGAGCGTTTCTTCGCCCAGCGGCAGACCCGATTACGCTTTCGATGGTTCATTAACTACTGCCTGCACCTTGGTAGCTCCTAACGGATTTATTCAGATTCAGTTACCTGCTAATGCTCAGGCGGTGATCTATGGTATTCTGCCGAACGTTTCGCAGACTTGGAGTTATACCTGGCAGGCGTCGAACGATGGTGTTACTTGGACGGTACTAGCGACGGTAAATAATCAGGCAGTAGTGCAGAATCAGTGGATCTGGCTGGATATCCAGGGAGTGCCCGAGAGTGGTTTTCTCTATTATCGTATCTCGGCTGGCTTAACGACAACGCTCGATATCGTTGAACTAGTCTTTGAGACTACGCCGAGTGAGATACCGGTAGCGAAAATCAATATGGATGATTACGCTAACCTGCCGGATAAGTTCTTCCCTGGCAGACCGGTTCAGATGTGGTTTGACAAGCAACTTCAGCAGCCGCAGGTTACGGTCTGGCCTGCACCGCAGTTACAGTTTACATTTAACCAGTTTGTTCTCTACGTTAGCCGATATATACAGGATGTAGGTCCCGATCTGACAGTCTCCATTGAGGTTCCGCAACGCTGGCTATTAGCGATAACGACTGAGCTGGCGCGTAATCTGGCTATGGAGATTCCCGAAGTTAAGCCGGAAGTCCTGGCGTTCCTTGGGCCGGAAGCTGATAAGCAGCTTGCGCGAGCCTGGGCGTCTGAATCCGACGGAGCACCAACGTGGTTACAGCCGCGCATCTGGAACTATACGAGGTAATCCGTGCCCATTTGGCTGAATCCGAGAGGTCGGTCCACCTACGGCATCGGGTTGTGTGCCCGTTGCAGTATCAAGATGTCCTTGGAGGACCTCTTTCCCGATCCTAACGCTCCAGGGTTAATGGTTTGTGTTAAGGACTTGGATGTCCTAGACCCCTACCGTCTCCCGGCGAGACAGACCGAGCAGATTAATCTGCCGTTCTACCGTCCCGATGTACCGCTGACCGATAGTTTAACCTGGATGTACGGTACCGGTATTCCACCTATTGGTTCTGCGGGCTTCCCGATCTTTAATGTCCTCGCTCAGAGACTGGTAACGGAGGACGGTCGAGCGATTATGACCCAGGATGGTCAGTATATCGATATCCCGATTGCACCAGGGCCACGAGATCTACCATGAAAAGATTCTTTCAGACCCTACTGGCTGTCGCCTGCGCCATAGCACTAGGGCAGATCCCGATTACTAATTTGCCTCAAGCGACGGTGCCGTTGGCGGGTACCGAGCCAACGATTATTGTTCAGGGTGGAGTTACGAAACAGACTCCGGTCAATACGGTTGGCACTCCTCTGACTACGTTTACACAGATTACGAGTCTCTGGACTCCTCTCTGTAATAATACTACCTTCCTGCGAGGCGATGGTCAGTGTCAACCAGTATCTGTAAATCCAGCTGGCAATAATACGGATGTCCAGTTTAATAACTCTGGAGCATTTGGAGGCAGCGATAATCTGGCGTGGAATAATACGAATAATACGTTGACCATAAATCAACCATCTAATAATAGTAATCTGATTTTGACTAATTCTTCTGGTAATTCGTCCATCTTGCAAATGACTGCTTCTGGTAGTGCTGGGAGTGCCTTTATTCAGTGGAGTCCCGTAGCTGCCGGATCACAGGGTACGGTCTTTATTGGTGGTACTAATAGTGGTGGTTCGTCTGCTATTCAGTTTCAGAGTTCGTCTGGTGCTCCGTTTAAATTTCATAATAATGCTCTAGCCTCACCTGCGACTAATCTGGAAACTATGGATGGTACCTATGGAACTATTTCCGACTTCTATGGTATGATTAGCCAAGTTAATAGCCCTCTGGGTGCTCCTCAGCAGGTTAGCAACCCGATAGGTCTGGCGATTACCGGTAATATCGATACCCACCTCGGCTGGAGTGGTAGCTCCGGTCGGCAGGCTCTAACCGGAGTCGCCATACAGAATACGAGCACTACGGGTACTGGTACTATCCTTTTTCAGAATGACTCGACGTTACCAGCAGCGCATGATCTTTCGGCTATCCCGAATTATACTAACTGTTGCGATTATCTCCAGACTATCCATCAAGCGATCATAGGGTTTCAAGGCACAAGTGCTCCGATCTTTGCTTTGCAGACAGGTGCGCCTACAGGTGAGGCGTTGGTAATCGGGACTACTGGTCTAGCTCCTGTATCTTTCGGAGTTCAAGGTATCTCGGTAGGTCAGATACGTTCCGATGGATCTTGGCTGATAAACCCCTTTAATAGTTCACCGTTTACTCATCCGGCTCTTTTGGTTAATGGACAAACGGATAATGTTAATGTAGAACCTACGGTGAATATCGTAGGACCCAATATTACCGATTGGAATTTTGGTCTAAACATTCAAGCCGGAACCTCGGTTAATGACTACTCGCTTCGTGTAGGAGGTTTCGGTGTAATAGGCGGAACTACCAGTATGTTGATTAGGGGAGATGCTTCAGGTAACTTAGGACCCCCTAATCATAATATGTTCTGGTTTAATGACGGGGAATTTAGGCTCGCAGGATCTTCGGCTGGCCAGACTCTTGAAGTCCAAGGTAATACCGCTACTGGGCAGAGTGCGTTATTAGTAGATAATGGTGGTGTTACCTCTACTGGAGCTAATCCGATAGCTCAGATCGTTGCCTCTAATACCGCTAATCATGCACAGGGACTACAGATCCTAGCCGGATCAAGTGCTATTGATTATTCTTTACTAGTCCAGAGTCGGCCCAGCTCGACCTCCTACTTTGAAATTTTCGGGGATGGTTCGGGCTTCTTAGGTCCGAATACGACCCAGAACGTAAGTTGGAATACTCAGGGTGGTTATACCTTTAATGCACCTACGGCGGGTACTGGTGTTACTTTTAATGGTCTTGCTAATAACTTTACTACGATGGTTGTTGCAAGCTCTACATCTGGTCAGTCGTTTGGTGAACAGGTAAAGGCAGGCACTACCGCAGCTGACTGGAATACGCAATGGACTAATCAGAGCGGGGGTACTATACTTGGTACGATATACGGTAACGGAGGCATGACGATAGGCAATGCTCCAACCGGAGGTGATAAGGGTGCTGGAACGATAAACGTCTCAAGTGGCTACTATGTTAATGGTGTTGCTGCCCCCGCAGGTCCGATTACCTGTACGACGGCATGCAGTGGAGCCTCTTTGGTAGTTGGTCAGTCTCTCTATCTGAATAAAGGTACGAGCACATCACGGAATACTACAACGACACAGACTATTGATCCGGATCTGAATGTGACTGCGACTCCATCGGGCTACTTTATTGTTGATATTAGCCTGTACTTCGGAGCAGGAGCGAACGCAGGTGGATATAGGGCTGTTCTTAATAACGGTGGCGCTTGCAATACGGGTCTCCCAGTCTCGGGTTACTGGCAATATAATAATAATACTCCAGCTATGAAGAGAGGTGATGCTGCGAATGCCATTAACTTTACTAGTGCTTCGACTAGTGAGTGGGTAACCTTTCACGGGACACTTCAGGGTAATGCAGGGATTTCGGTTTGCTGGGCACAGGATACCTCAAATGCAACTAATACCACCTTAAATTCTTTTGGGGGAATTGGCACTTTCATCGTTCTCACGAGGGTCAATTAGATGGATAAGCTTACGCAATGGTTTAAGTCGAATGGAGACCATTTCCTAAACTCGTTATCTGTTTTGTTGCTTGCTTCGGGTAAGACTTCGATGTATGTCCCAATGATAACGGCATTAGCTGCGGTCCTGCATATGATCTTTATTCCTGATCAGCCCGTAGCTGCAACAGCGCCGCCCGCAGTAGCACCGACAACACCACCGGCGAAGTGATATGCCGACCTCAATGACTTTCAACTCGCTCACCGCAGATATGCAATCATATCTGGAGCGGGGTACGCCTCTGGACGTGCAGGTAGCAAACCAGATTCCGCGCCTTATCAACCTGGCGGAGAGAGCCATTGCTACGGCCATAAAGGTGCAGGGCTTTCTGACTCCTGTAGTTTCGGGGTTAGTAGCGGGTACTTCGGTCTATCAGAAACCGAATGGCTGGCGGCAGACGGTCTCGATGAATTACGGAGTAGCGACCGTTGCCGATCCGGCTCAGAACTACCGGCAGCCACTCTTCCCAAGATCGTACGAATATTGCCGTGCCTATTGGCCTAATGCCAATATCTCGGATGCGACCAAGCCGCCGAAGTTCTATGCTGATTATGAGTTTAATCACTGGTTGATCGTGCCTACCCCAGCAATCAATTTCCCTTGGGAGGTTAATTACTATACCCAACCTGCGTTGCTCGATAGCAGTAACCAGACGAACTGGCTTACCGATTACGCGCCCAATCTTTTGCTCTACCGCGCGTTGCTGGAGGCCACTCCCTACCTGAAGAACGATGAGCGCATCCCGACCTGGCAGGCTCTCTACCAGGAACAGCTTGCGACCGTCGATCAGCAGGATCTTCAGAAGATCGCGGATCGCGAAGCTGTCAGGAGTAAAGCCTAATGCCTGGGTTTAGTCAAGTCTTCGGCGGGAATAACATTTATCCCGTAGAACCGACTTATAGTCAGCTGAACTATTCATCGAATATTCAGCTCTCCTGGCCTGTCGAGCAGGCTATCGCTGGTGCTCTGGTAGTTACTGATATTATCGATCTGAACCCGAGCGCTCCCGGGCTTTCAGTCTCGCTGCCCGACGCACGCCAGGTTACACAGGGGTATACGGCTCTCTTCAATAACATTAGCGGCCAGACTACCTCGGTTCTTAGCAATACCGGATCCACCCTGTTATCTCTGGTATCCGGAACGGTCTGGCAGCTTTACTTAGTTGATAATACGACTGCCGGTGGTACGTGGCGTATTTTCCAGTTTGGTGCCTCAGTCTCGGTAGCGGTTGCCGCAGCGCTGGCAGGCTCGGGCCTTACGGCTATCGGCTCGACCTTGAACGAGCAGATGGTAGTCCAGCCGAAGAATACTAGCCCCTATAACGTTCAGAATACGGATCGTGCTACGGTGCTCCAGTGGACTGGAGGCGTAGGTACCTTTAACCTGTTAGCTCCCGCTACCGTAGGTGCTGGATGGTTCGTAGTCGTTAAGAATCAAGGTAGTGGTAACGTTACTGTAAACCCGGGTGGTGCATTGGTCGATGGGAACGCTAGCGATACCGTTGCTCCAGCAGCCTCGACGTGGTACCTGACCGATGGAGCGAATTACTTTACTCTGAAGGGTGGAGCGACCGCAGGTGGAGGAGCATTTAACCTTGTCTCGATTGACGTTTCGGGATCGGGTAACTATACTCTCTCGGGTGGGCAACTTAATCAGATAGGGTATAAGCTTACAGGTCTGCTTACCGGCAACCGGCATGTTATCGTTCCAGGCACGGCCCAAGAGTATTGGGTTGATAACGAGACTACCGGAGCTTTCTCACTTGATGTAGGAACAGTAGCTCAGATAGGCCCGCCTACTATCCCTCAGAATAATCGTTATATTCTCTACTGTGATGGAACGAACGTAGTTAATGCTTTGACCAATACCGTAGCTTTCCCGATAACCATTGGTCAAGGCGGTACGGGTGCAACGACAGCCCCGGTTGCTCTTACCAATCTCGGTGGTACGACCGTAGGCATCAACGTCTTTACGGCAATTAATGCAGCGGCAGCGACCTCGGCTATCAGCGCAGTGCCGACATCGACCCAGGTTATTGCCGGGACTAATCTGACCGGTGGTGGATCGCTAACAGCGAACGTTACTCTGAATCTCATTGGTACGATAGTTCCTCCGTTGATTAATAATGGATCGACAACTCTAAACTGTTCGACAATGGTTGCAGGTCAGATCGCTTACTGTTATCGATCTACGACTCAGAGCGTAACTAGTAGTACAGTATTTGTCAACGATAGCGTATTGCAGCTGACTAATATTCCGGCAGGGACCTATCAGATTAAGGGTATTGCTAGTTGGAGTTGTGCCGGAGGCGGGGTACAGGCGGAGCTTCAGATGGGTGCTAATCTTTCCATAGGGAGTTACAATATCTTTGCTCTGGATAATAATACCTCAGCTCGCTACGGACAGGGTGGTAATGCTGGTAATAATGCTTGCGTTGTAAGTGCCGGTAATAGTAACGCCACTCAGCTTAATATCGAAGGTCACTTCGTTGCTACCGGAGTTACCTCGATGATATTGATATGGACCCAGGCTATTTCGCATGTTAGCTCTACTATAATAAACTTAGGTTCACATTTCATGCTGATAAGGATGGCATAGTGTCTACGACGAAGCCAGTCGAGATTAAATCCCAGCCCGGGATTCGTCGGGACGGTACTCGTTATGATGGTCACGAGTATTCCGATGGCCAGTGGTGTCGCTTCTACCGTGGTCGTCCGAGGAAGATGGCCGGGTACCAGTCGGTTACGCAGGCTCTCCCCGAGGCTGCCCGGGGCATGGAGTCTTACCAGCAGGCAGGGGTTAATTATACCCATATGGGGGGCATTGCTCACGTTAATCAGGTGCAGACAAACTCTCAGGGTAATTTCCTAGCTCAGGTAGATCGTACGCCTGGAGGCTTTGCGTCGAATCCGAATAACCTTTGGCAGTTCGATGTGATGTATACGACCTCGGGCGGAGTGAATAATATCTGCGCTCACCCGGGCTTGAATCTCTCGGATATCACTAATGCCGTTGAGACGCCGATCTATTATGGGCCGATTACGGCAGGTACGGCATTAGTAGCTAGTGCAATGGCTAACCAGTCGGGTGGAATCGTTGCCATCTATCCCTACCTGATTAGCTATGGGAATAACGGGCGTGTCGATTGTTCGGCAATCAATAACCTTGCCGGTGCGCCTCTCGGTCAAGCTTTCGTCACTGGCCAGAAGATCGTCAAAGGCTTACCCTTGCGTAATGCTGGAGGCCCAGCCTTCCTGCTTTGGTCACTCGACTCGCTGATCATGGCGACCTTCGACGCTGCGATTTTGACCGGTGTACCGTTTAGATTCAATACGGTTTCGGATACGTGTTCGATTCTATCCTCTCAAGGAGTAATCGAGTACGATGGTATCTACTTCTGGATGGGAGTAGATCGATTCCTGATGTTCAATGGCGTCGTACGTGAAGTGCCTAACCAGCTGAACCTAAGCTTCTTCTTCGACGGCATTAATATGACGCAGCGCCAGAAGGCGTTTGTCTTTAAAGTGCCGCGCTGGGGCGAGATATGGTTCTGCTTCCCATTCGGCAATGCGACCGAGTGCAACAAGGCAGTGATCTATAACGTCCGCGAAGGGACGTGGTATGATACAAACCTACCGGGATCGGGTCGGACCTCAGGATACTTCCCGAGCACATACCCTTTCCCCCTATTAACCGATCCGGGGACCGGAGGTGGCTTGTATACCCTCTGGCAGCATGAGACCGGCTACGATGCGATTACGGGTCAGAACGTCCAGCCGATTGATTCCTACTTTGTAACCGATGAGAAGGAGTTTCTCGATCAGGGTCTTGATAAGTGCATGCGCGTTGATATAATCGAGCCGGATATGGTTCAGATAGGTGATGTAACCGTAACGGCTATCGGGCGGGCGAATCCTCGGGCCAGTGATATCGAGAGTCAGAGCGTTACCTATCCTGATCAGTCTGGCTCTCCTCTCCCTGCGGACCAGCAAATAGTCCGGTTTAAGGAGGCCCGCCGACTTCTGAGATTTAGGTTTGAATCTAACGTAGCGGGTGGTTTCTATTATATGGGAAAGACGCTTGCCCATATCGAGCCTGATAACGGGAGGATTACGCAATGATCGTAGATCCTCGGGGGATGAGGGACGTTCGCGAATGGGCAGACTTCATTATGCTTCCCTTAGATCAGTTTGGAGTGACTCCACGCAGACTTGATAATCCTGATAACTGGAAGGACTGGGCTTTTGATCTAATGCAGGCTGCAAGACTGGAGTCGTTCGATGTTGCTGATCCGCGAGGTTTCGATGATTGGGTAGACTGGGCTTCTAGGTTTAACCAGGTAGTACCCTACTAATGGCTTTCATGACACCAAGAGAACGGGCACTGCTCAATCTGAGCGGTACTCTTAGCAAAGGGACTGCATTAGGCCCAGGGTTAGGTGCGGCTGGAACCGCTGCGGGTCTCTATGGCAATATCGAGCGGGGAGGCTTTACCGGGGATATAGGTGCTGCCGCAGATCTAGCGAAGCTCGGTACTCAGAACTGGGGTAAGGCAGGCAGTGCGCTTACTGGTTTGGGTTTTGATCCGAGCACGGCGAAGAATCTTAATATGGGTGCGACCGGTGCGCTCGATGCGCTCGGCGTTATCCAAGGATTACAGCGAGGAGGATTTCAGGGTTACGGACAGGCATTAGGTTCAGGACTTCAAGGAGCGGGACTGCTGCTCAATAATCCCCTGATGTCTACGATGGGTGGTTATGTTCTTGCGCCGCTTGCCGTCTATAATGCCATTAGTAACTGGAAGTCGGGGAGTACGGGTTCAGACGCGCTACAGGGTGCCGAGGCAGGTGCCGCTATCGGTTCCATCGTGCCGGGAATCGGGACTCTCATTGGCGGGCTTATCGGTGGTGGGGTCGGAGCACTTAGCTCAGCCTTCGGTGGTGGTGCGGTAGATCCGGAGACCGGTCAGTTTAATGCGTTTGCCCAGCAGTTCAATAAGTTGAATCCACAACAACAAGCTCAGATGGTTAGTCAGAATGTAATAAGTCCGCAGCAGGCTATGACGAACCTCGCCGGTATTATGGATGCTAGAAACCTTACTCCTGGTCATTCGGAGGCAGTTGAACGAATCTTCGGTAGGATGGGTGAGCAGAATATGATGAACCAGATGGGACAGGAGATTAATAAGGCTGTCGCCTCTGGTCAGATTAATCCGAATATGTCGATTCAGGATCAGTGGACGAAGGTTATCGATCCCTGGTTAGCGTCTAAGGGTAATGTCTGGGACCCGAATGCTCGTACTTCTAAGGGTACTCTTGAGACTCCGGCATTACAGAGTTCTATCCAGAGCCTTATGGGTGCTTACGAGAATCAGGGCTGGTCACCTCAGGCGGGAACGAAGTTCTCCGGTTGGGGCAGTACCCAGGCGGCGCAACCGGCTGCGACGCAGGCAGCTACTCAAGCATTCTGGGCAGGCAATCCTCAACAGGCGGCTCGCATGGCCGCTCCTACGGTTCAGTCAATGAGTTATAGTCCTACGCCTCAACCGGCGATGGCGCAGGCCCCTGAATTCGGTTTACGTGCAGAAGGTGGTCTTATGAAGAAGCGATCCGGCCTCGATCATCTCGAACGGGGTGCCGCACGCTATGCTCGCAAGCATTTCCAGGACGGTGGGGATACTGGTGGGGACTTCTCTAGTGATAGCGGGGGAGACGTTCCCTACTACCTGGCTGCGGAACCCTCGGCTCCACCTCCCGAGATGGGTCCTACTCTTCCATCAGGGGGAGGAGGAGGAGGAGGCGGTGGCGGAGGCGAAGAACCTGGTGATATAGTATATCTGCCGAATGGAAGTGCCTGGGACCCTAACTCAGGTCTGATGGTTACGAAGGACGGTCAGATTATAGATGAGAATGGAAAGATAGTCGGCCAGAGTCCGGACCCGAATGCACCGGCTGGTCATACCGTTAAGGGAGATCTTCAGAATGCTTGGAAGAACCTTACCGGCCAGGGTGGTATCACCGGTATGCTGAATGCTCTGAAGGCTGGGGCTGCGGTTGCGCCATTATTCGGGCTTGGCAGACCGCATACCAACTTGAAACCCCCGACTGCTGCCCCGGGGATGACGCAAGGGGCGACTGCGCCACGGGCACCGATCTTTAACCGCACTCAGAATATGGCACCATCGAATCTTCCGGGCGGCGGACCGATGAGCTTGCAGGATTGGTATACGTACGGCCAGCGTCCGGAGGCTCAGTTCTTCCAGAATAACCAGATGCCAATGACGCAGATGACCGGTCTAGTTCCACCGCCGACAGCTGCTACACCCCCCGCTGCTCCTGCGCCACAGATGCCGGTACCTCGCCCTCGTATGCCTCCTGGCCGTGCCCGAGGAGGTTCTGCATTAGATGCGCTAATGCCCGAGTTTGACTCTGCTGTGCAGCATCATGCCGTAGGCCCAGGCGACGGGACTAGCGACAATATCCCGGCACAGCTTTCCGATGGCGAGTACGTGTTTGATGCGAATACCGTAAGTCTGCTAGGCAATGGCTCTAATAAGGCAGGCGCAGCGAAGCTTGATCAATTGCGTGAGAACCTGCGCCGCAGTGCTGCCAAGCCGATGTCGAAAGGTAAACAGTTTATGAAGGCGAAGCCCCCGGCTGCCTATATGGGTAAGGGGAGAAAGTAAAATGGGTTCCTTAGATATGCTCTTTCAGGGCACACCTCCCACTCAGGTAACTAATACTGGGCAGAATACGACGAATGTTCCTACCTGGTTGCAGGACTATGCTCAGGGAATTCTGTCGGAAGGTGCAGCGCTAGCGTCCCAGCCCTACCAGGCATACCAAGGGCCGGGAGTAGCGGGCCAGACTCCGTATAGCCAGCAGGCAGCAGGAATCGTCTCGGGCTTGCAGGGAGGGTATCAACCTACTCTGACTTCGGCTATTAACCTGGGAACTCAGGGATTTACCAGTGGGCTAGGCATGCTGCCGGGAGCGCAAGCGGCTGTTAACCGCTCGATGAATGTAACCCCGGATATGATGAATCCGTATACTCAGAACGTAATCCAGAAGGCCGAGGATACCGCGACGCAGTATTGGCAGAATCAGTTGATGCCGTCGATTACGAATCAGTTTACGGCGGCAGGCCAGCCGATGTCCTCGGGCGATGTCGGCGCACTCGGACAGGCGGCTAAACAGATTACCCAGAATATCCAGGATACCTCGCAGGCTGCTTTGGCGAATGCGTATACCAATGCTCAGCAATCGGCACTGGCCGGGGGTCAGGCTCTCGGGGCGCTAGGCCAGACATATGGGGGTCTCGGCTACGAGGGTGCCGGTGCGCTCGGACAGCTTGCCGGTACTGGTCAGCAACTCGGTCTTCAGGGTGCAGGAGCGCTCGACGTTGCAGGTCAGGAACTCCAGGCGAACCAGCAAGCGAACCTCGATTATGCTCGTCAGCAGTTTGGTCAGCAGCAGCAATGGCCGTACCAGCAACTCGGATGGTTGCAGGGACTTATGCAGGGTACGATCCCCGGCACAACTCCTGGCGGCACTACGACCCAGCAGCAGGTTGTTCCGTGGCAGCAAGGCGGATCACAGACTCCGTTCCTTGGCGCACTTACCGGCATGCAATCACTCTTCTCGAATCCTGGCGCAAGAGGTGGTCGCGTAGGTGCGCTAGGTTGTTTAGTGAGAAATTGATATGTCAACACCAGAAGACATTGTTTCCCAGACGGCATCGCCCGATGACGTACGCTCGGCACTTGAGAGTATTCGGGGTGAGGGTGATCCCGACGTTATCCCGGCTGGCGCTACGCAGGCGACTACGACCAAGGAAGCTCAGGACGAAGCTCGCAAGATCCTGTCTCGTATCGGCAAGCATGAGGGTGAAACCGAGAAGATCGGTAAGGACATAGAGAGCAGCGCCGAGGCTTCCAAGGCAGCACTTAGAAATGCCCAGCAGATTCTTTTGCAAAACTACTGGAAGTATGGTGTTCCGAGCGAGCATGAGAAGGCTCTCCAGATCCAGGCTGCGGCAGCGAAGCCGGTCCCGGGCGTAGGCATGTATGGAGCGCTTCAGTCTCAGTTAGGACAGATCGCTCAAGAGGAGGCAGCTCAGGCGGCACAACAGCGCACGGCAATCATGCAATACCTCCAGACTCTCGGTGGTGCTGACCTAGCCGAGAAGATCAGGGGTATCGATACTCAGACCGCCGAGGGTAAGCGCAAGCTCCTGGAGATGATGCAACGGCAAGAGACCGAGCTGGGCAAGTCGGCTATGACCGCTCTCGGTCGTATGGCTACTACCCCTGCGCAACAGGCGGGGATGAAGCCTCAGTCCAGCTTCGGTAAGATAGCGCTAGATCAGCTCGGTCCACGGGCTTATCTAGTTCCCGGGGATCCAGGTAGTGGATTTAGCCCTGCCTACCGTGCATTGGTTAAGCAGTTGAACGATACGGCCATTGCGGAGGCTAAGGCGCGGGCAGGTATCGATGAGACCCAACTAACCCCTGAGGAGAAGCTTGAGAATGCGAATCTGGCGGGCGTGCCGTTTAATCCCGTTGGCATGCCCGATGTTGTGCATATGTCAACTAAGCAACGCCAGAACTTCTATAGTAGCGAACAGAAAGCCGCTGATAAGCAGTTTGCTGACTACGGTGCGAACGATGAGCAGATGATGAAAGCTCTGCGGAACCTTGATGAGTTTCAGCAGTTAAATACCACGACGGCTACAGGTCCTATGATCGCTCCAGTACGTATCGGAGGGATACACGCGGGGCCGCACGGTGCCGGTGCCGAGGTAGGTACTGAGGGTGGTATTAATATCTGGCCTCCTTCAATCGTAGCTCACCTGAAGTCTAGCATTCAGACGATGGATAAGCTCGCTGCCGATACTGTTGCGCAGGCTATTCCCTCGAAAGGCTTCGGGCGCGTTACAAACCGCGACCTCGGTCTCTTCCAGTCAGCAATGATCGGTACGGATAAGCCCAAGGCTACCAACGATGCCATTGCCGAGGCTCTACGCATTACCCTGAATAATAATCTGCAACGGCACCAGTTTGAACAGGCATATTTCGGACTCCACCGAACATTGGCGGGTGCTACTCAGGCTTGGGATACGTATATTAATGATAACCCGATCTTCGACCATAGTGCGCCATTCCTGAAGAATGGACTGAAGCCTCTAAATCCGAAGCGGATGGACTGGAAGGATTACTTTAGGAATCAGAATCCCCAGGTTCAGACCGAGGAAGTAGGTGCGCCAGGTGCGGGACCTCCCGGGACCCAGGAGCCAGACGTTAGCTATCATCCTCAGCCTTCGGATACGCAGCCTGCCGGAGGTATGGCGGAAGGCGGTGAGGTAGAGGAACAGGGGCCTTCCAAGAACCTATCTAGGGTTTACGATCCTAACGAACAGACGGTTGAGCATCTTTCAGATTATGAGGCTCGTCAAGCCGACCAGAAACGCCGGGAAGAAGATACCGAACTTCAACGCTATGAGGAACAGTTTGAACAAACTTTCAAGGAGCAATTAGATAGGCTTAAAAGAGGTATGCAGGAAGGTGGACAGCCCGAGCAGGCTGATCCCGAGATAAGGAACTCTCTGAATGCTCTTATCCAGGGATTATCACTTAAGGCTGCGGGGCGTCCAGAAGATCCGGATTCCCCGGCTGAAAACTTACTAGGGGAAGCTCTGGGGGCTGGCGCTACTACGGCAGCAGGTCTGGCAGCCCTGCGCAGGCCAGCTGCGGCAGCACGCTTTATGGCTCGTCATCCTCACCTGACTGCCTCGGGAGTAGGCGCACTGACCGGCGGGATATCAGGCGAGATGGGAGGTGGCGATGACTTTCTCCCGGGAGCAGCCAGCGGTGCGATGCTTGGCCCACTGCTTGCGGGTGCCGGTCGTGGTGCTTCCGCTCCTCTCCTGAGGCTTACCAACGAGCTTACCCGTTCTGCGGGGCCAGGAGTGCGTAAGTCGCTTGAGGCGATGAATCTCGATAGACCAGAAGGAGGCGTCAGGGAAATTGCTGATATTCTGGCGAAAGACGCTCGTATGGGCATACCGTCAACGGTAGCCGAGGCTGCGGGGCCACGCTCGGTTGGATTGACCTCGGCAGCGATACGCAAGGATGTGCCAGAGTCGAATGCTTTGCTCGGAGCCTTGCAGGAGCGCGAGGCAGGTATGACAGGTGGGACTGGCGATATAGTCAACCGGGGTCTTAAGCCCGATGATTACTACGCCAAGACCGAGGAGCTGAGGAATGCTCTCTATACTAAAGCCGCGCCGCTTTATGATCAGGCATTTTCACAATTCCCAAGTGTCAAGACGCAGACGCTCTCCCAGATCCTGAATACTCCTAGCGGTCAAGAAGCGTCGGCGCGGGCCTTTCGTATGATGCAGGATAGGATGATACCTATCGGTCGCCCAGACGTAGCAGGCATGGTGCAGAATCCTACCCTGCAATACCTTGATGAAGTCAAGCGGGCACTCGATCAGATGATTCTCCAGGAGGAGGGTACCGGCATTAACTACCAGGCGTCGCCGCAGGGTCGTATCCTGCGTGATATGCGCTCTAACCTGGTAAAGGAACTCGATCAGGCTACTACGCTGCCGAATGGCCGCAGTCCCTACCGGGAGGCTCGCGATCAGTACGCGGGCGACCTCGATATTATGGATGCACTGCGCGGTGGCCGGGAGACCTTCGATAAGCTGACTCCTGAGGAAGTCAAGCAACTGATGGGCAAGCTCGACTGGAGTGCCCGGGATGCGTACCGCACCGGTGTAGCCGAAGGCATTATGCAGAAGATTGGCAATATGGGAGCTAACCGTAATACCGCGATGGCTGTAGTAGCTAACCCGAACCTGAAGGCGAAGATTATGGCGATCTTCGATAATCCAGCGGAGGGTCAGAGGTTTATCGATTCTCTTACCCGCCAGGCAGAGGTCTTTGGAACCGGCCGACGTTTGATCAGAGCGGGAGAGGCAGGTTTGAATATTAGCCAGCAGCCGCTCTCGATAGGTCAGATGGTCCGAGGTCAGCTAATGCGCCCGGGCAAGGCAGGTGAGATTTCCGAGACGATGGGAACTATGGCGAACGATCCTCATGCTAGGGAGAAGATGAGCAGACTCCAGCAGACAGCTGATGCGTTACGGAGCCAGAAGAACGTCTCTGGCTTAATCGGTGGAGCTACGGCAGGCGGTGGAGCGGCAGCGCTTACGCCTACTCCGCAGCAGGGTCAGTAAGATGCCTAAGATCAATTTACCCGAGCTTGAGCATCTTGCCGAGTATCTGACCGGCAAGGTCCCGCGCTATGGGATGTTCTCTACCCTAAAGGGTCTGATCGATAATTCGCCCCGCGAGGCGATGACTGCTCAGGAGTGGGCTGGCTATCTTAAGCCCGGGCAGATCGCAAGCCGAGCCGGTGTAGATTTTCCTCTGAAGAAGGAGGAGCTTGATTATTCAAAGATTGTTCCCTATCTCCAGACACTGAAGCCTAATCAGAAGGTAAGTCGAGCTGATATTCTCCAGCTCTATATGCAGAATGCTCCGAACCTGAACGTACAGCTCGGTTCTGATCTTGCCCAAGCTGGTACGACCCGCGAGCAGAGGCAACTAGCCCAGGCAGGTGTTTCTACTACCGGTGCAGGCGGTCAGCGGCGTGTTACGGCAGGAAGCCCTCAGTATTCCGAGTATTCCCATGCAGAGCGGGGTGATAGTGGGCCGGGTAATCCAGCGTCGCCTTATGGAGCTAAGGCTTACCAGCTCGACGTGACACGCTCGCCGGACTTCGGTCAGTATCAAAGCCACTTCTCGGATCGGGATATCTCCTGGAACCGCAGCAACCGTCTGCCACTCTGGGGCGAGAGCACCGGTATGGGTGCTACCGGTACACCCGAAGGCCGCACGATGAGGGTGATAGACGAGATCCAATCCGACCGGCACCAGAAAGCGATTAAGCCAGGAGGGTGGGCTCCTACCCCTGAGAATCTTACTCGCATGCAGGATCTGGCCCAGGACCTGATGACGAATATGTTCGATGATCGTGAAGGCTTTCAGGCCGGTCCTTGGGCGCGTGACGTTATTACCGATGCACTCCGGTTTGGAACGGAGGGTGCCCGAGGCGGGAATATACTCGCTGAGGACCCTCGTTGGCAGGAACTTCAAAAGCTCCGTGAGGCGTCGAAGGCTACTAAGGTCGGTTACCAAACTCCTGCGGATCTAGCTCGGATCAGAGAGATTGAGGGGATGGAGCTTTTCCGTGAACCGAATGCGGTTATGCGTCGGGCACAGACCCCTTATTTCGATCAGGAAGGAAATCTACAATTCAATACTGATCCGAATCTTCAGGCGAGATTAAATGCCTTGAAGAATGAGGTGGCGCGGCTTAGAGCGAAAATCCCCGATACACCGTTTAAGACTACTCAGGGGTTTGTCGGTCTGGAAATGCGCAAAGCATTGGCCGACGCTGCGCATACCGGTGATATGGGACTAGGACTTGCGAGCGGTAACGACCAGAATGCGTTCTATGGCCGTCGCTTTAGTGCTGATCAAGCTACGGGGCAGAACTATAACTATAATATCAGTTATCCCTCGGTACTTAAGGATCTAGCACAGCGCTTTCAGTTACCATACCGCCCGATGGACGTTACATTGCATGCGAAGCCAGAACCGAATCTAAACTGGCCTCCTCGACCCTTTACCCGGGAGATAGGCGACTTTAGGGGACAGGAACTAGCGGACGTGCCCGATTGGGCCCACCCGACACTTGATAACTATATCCGCCAGGTTCTAAACGCCGAGGGCGATGAATGGAATAGGTACGAGGTTCCAGGCAAGTACGAACGGCTCTGGCAGCATATGGTTGATAAGGTTCCAGTAGAGAAACGTGAGGAGATGGGATTAGGTGCCTTTAATCCCGAAACTGGTGAAGACGTTCCCGCCGCAGAAGGAACGATGGAGGATAAGTTTTATAAGGCTATTGCGGATATGCGCAAACATGCCAAAGAAATTAATGATGTAGAAATGCAGTACCGTCCTCGGGAGAGTGGCCACTACGATGAGGAGGATAACTGGGTAGAAGATGAGCCGAAGAATCAGCAGGCATGGGCGGATATGCAGCGTTCCCGTGCTTACCAGAATATGCACTATAACTGGGAGCAAGCATCCCGCGAGGCCGGTGAGTCGATGCGTCCGCTCTGGGACTGGTACGAGCAAACTTATAAAGCGCCTCCTGAACAGAACCCACTTCGTAAAAAGACATTTGAGAATGCAATTGATATGACTAATCCAGATGACTTAGCGCGCGTTAAGGCAGCAGGCGTACCGGTCTGGAAGCACGGAGGTCCAGTGGACCATCTAAGACATGCCCTTCATCACTTAGGGTATAGCACTGATTACCTCGTCTCGCGCGAGGACGAACGGCAGCAGCATGGCATGGCCGGGGGCGGTGAGGTTAAGACCGCAGTGAACCTCTCCGAGCTTATTGAGCACTTCCTCGAAAGGTACCATGATTTCATGCGTACGCCGGTCGGGGAAATCCAGGATGCCGATGCCGCCCATATCCGCCAGGTAGGCAATCAGTTGCAGCAGTCCGGTATTAACCCTGAGGATCTAATCTACGACCGTATGGCCGCAGCCGGTAAGACTCCTGCCGTAACCGAGCATGCCGAGGGTGGTTCGACAACAGGGGATCAGCCGAGTCTTGAGAATGTTCTAGTTGAGAGTGAGAGGCAAGTACCTGGCGAAGAACAGGAAGCTCATAAGGAACTTCTGAAGAAAATGCAGGAGTATATGCTGGCGCAGGCATCCGAGGAGGAGCAGAAGCCAACCTATACCTCTAATCCGATGACCCGCAAGCATTTCCAGGAAGGTGGTCCTTCCCTGTCAGACCTTATTACCGGACCAACGATTAAGGGTAACGAGGGTATCCCGGCGAACTATCAGCCGGATTACGAATCATCGCTTACGGCTTTGAGAAATAGAGTTCAGAGATCAATTGCTGAGAGAGAGGCCGAGGCGGCAGCGGAGATGAAGGCAGCTGGAACAGATCCAGCTAAGTACGATGACCCCGATAATCCTCCCGGGGAACTTGCGGCGCGTGCCGTTACCTCGTTGGCAAAACAGGTTTATGGTACTGATCCGCAAGGTCATCTGGTGGCAGGAGGGGATATTCTCCATCCCGGTCCGGGGTCTACACCTCCCCTGATACTCGATAGGCTATACTCGACACCTCATGCCCTCGCTCGGCTATTCGAGGGATATGCCACACTACCGGCTAGATTGCTGGGAGCTAACCTAGGTGACGAATCGAAGGGTCATCCAATCTCCTCGATGATGCCTGGATCGAAAGCGGCAGGTGAGCGGGCCGAGGCTCTTGAGGGGAAGATCCAACGTAGCGTAGGATTACCGCCAGCCCATACGTTTAAGCAACATTTCTTTGAGGAAGCTCCTTCAGCGGTTATCCCGATCCCGGGCCTTCCTGCCGAAGGTGCAGGTTCTCATTTAATGGGTTGGCTAGGAGCTTCCCCGTTGCGTAGTTGGCCGGCAATGGCTACCGAATGGGGTAGCCTTAACGCGCTGATAGGCTCGGCAGGGGATGCGCTCGACCGACTTAGGGGTGGAGGCGGTGGAGGCCGGATGCGTCCCGAACAAATGATCGAACATGCCAGGCATCAGGGACCGGACCCGAACTCGGTTGAACCGGAAGATACCAGCGTCGGCAAGGATATCCAGAAGGAGATTGGCGACGAAGCCTATCAACGGCATCTGCGTGGCCTAGATGAAGGTCAGACAGTTCACTTCCCGGGCGGAAGTCCGGTAACGGCAGGCATGGCGGAAGGCGGGCAGACCCCACCTCCTGAGACCGAGGAAAACTTCTTAGATCAGTTGCTCCAGCGTCGAATGTTTATGGGGCAGAGCGCGCCGCCTCCCCGCATGGCAGGGGGTGGAGAGATCGGCCTTGCTGAGAGGCTCGCCCAGCTCTGGGAGAAACTTACCTCAAGCCCGGAGATGAAGGCCCATGCTGCCGATGTCCTTAACCGGGGCTGGGCAACAGAAGCAAAGCCTCAGGATATCTTTACCCAGGTAGCCGAGACCAGTCCTGAGATGGCAGAGCATGCTAAGGATATTCAGAGCCGCAATTGGACTAGCATCTATGATAAGCCTCCGGGTCAGGCGAGAGGCGGTCACTTTAAACACATGTATGGTTCGCCTGCGCTCTATACGACCGTGCCGGGAACCTCGGGAGTAGATGATGGGGGCGGGGGAGGGATGGCTGAGGGTGGTGGGATAGACTGGGAAGCTACGAGGAATAGACTTCACACCCTGCAACATCCGACTATTGGAGGTCAGCCGGGGGAACCTCCTCCGCCCGCCGAGCCTGCAATGTCCGATGACGAGATAGAGACTCAGCAGCGAGCAGACGCTCATCGGGATCTGCTTGAGCGCCTGAAGGAGCTGATAGGTAAGCATGAGAATTATTTCGGTCCGTCTGCGCCGATTCACTTTACCTCGGACGATGTAGCGGAGGCTCAGGAGGAGATGGAAGCTCCCCTGGGTCGTGAGATAGCTATGCAGGCTATGGGCAGGATGACGAATCGGGATCTGGGCAGGATGCAGAAGGAGTATCAGCCGCAGCCTGAGGATGAGGAACCGGCAATGGCGCAGGGTGGTCCTGCTAGGGGGTTACTTCGCGGGCGGAGGCGAGGTAAACGTAGCTGAGAGACTAGCTCAGTTACTAGAGGAGATCCAGAGCCATCCATGGTATCATGGGGGAAAAACAGATCCTACTACCTTTACTAGAATTATACCTGGAGAACGAGGCACACTTCTGCCTGGAGCTGTGCATTTGGCGGAGCATCCCGAGCATGCAGCGGCGATAGCGGCGGATCGGGGTCGAGGTTATAAGGTGTTCGAGGTTAACCCTAATGTATCAAATCCACTTTCCCTCTTGCCTGGGAATATGGGAAGGGACCTTTACCATGATATGCTCTCGACAGCGCTTTCGGATAATCCTCAGCTACGACAAGCCGTAATGGAACGCGCGGATCGCTTCGCGCCTAGTGGACAGAATCTAGCTAAGTTCCTGGCTGCTGATCCTGAATGGGAACCAAGTCGAGGGTTTACTTACATAGACCGTCTGCCCCGTAGATCGATTACAATGGGTATTAATCTGAGTACGCCCGAGTTGCTGAAGATGCAAGAACGTTTGCAAGGGTTAGGTTATGATTCAGCCTATTACCGGGATTTTATGGGAACTGACGAACTAGCAGGTAGGAATGATCTAAACTCACTCGCGGTTTTTGACCCGAAGGATTTAAAGTAATGCCTAGCAAGACACCGGAGCAGGCACGGTTTATGGCAGCATGCTCGCATGGTGCTGGCTACGAATCCTGCCCACCACAGAAAGTATCGTCAGAATTCAACCAAGCTGATAAAGGATCGGCTATGTTAAGTCGCGCAATGAAAGGCCGCAAGAAGTATCAGTTAGGCGGTATGGCTGCCGGTCTCGGAGCCGCAGGTACCGCTCTAAATCAACCTCCTACTGGTGGCGGGGGCTTCCCGACATCCGGTCCCGGTAGTCCTGGGTATTTCGGCAGTACGCTCGATCCTAGGTCTCCTATGGCTCAACCAGGATATAAGCCTCCTCAGCAGGCTACACCCGATCTGGCTAGCATGATCGCTAACCTTAAGAATGCTAATCCTGGTGCTACGGGCTTTGGAGGTTTGTTCGGAGGAGCTGGTGGAGCAGGTACAGCGGTGCCGCAGGGTCCGGGGAGCTTCGGGTACGCAGATCCGAATCAACCCCCACCTACGGGCATTCCGCCTAGTCTCTGGTCTTCGCTTATTCAGCAGAATAATAACTTGCCACCTAGCATGCGCGGTGGGTTTAGTGGACCCGTACAGATGCCGCCGGGAGGTGGCGGAGCACTCGGTGGAATGATGTCTCCTCCGCCTACGCCAACTCCTCCTGGTGGACCGCAGGCGGGGCCGGTATCCGGTGGTGGAGCATTTGGTAATATAGGTAGCATAATGGGGGCAGGAGCGGGAGGCGCGGGACCGATGCAAGGATTTGGTCCAGGGGGGGCATGGAATGCGGGTCCTGCGGGCGGACCTAGTGGCATGGGTAATGTTACGGGTGGTAATCCCTTCCAGCTAGGCCCGGGCGGTGTGGCGGCTGGAGGCGTTCGCCCACCGATGGCAGGTGGCATGCTTAGTCAGCTAGGCCCACAACTAGCGGCAGCGCAGCAGGGAGGTATCGGGCGTGCTCCGGCAATGCGCCCACCGATGGTGCATCCTGGCATGATGCGTCCGATGCCGTTCCAGGGAATGCGCGCTGGGATGAGGGCACGAGGCGGTAGGATATCGCCCCCCGGAGGAATGCCGACGCTGCCAGGCCAGATGCCCGGGCAAATGATGCGTCCGCCTTCACCCCTGCAAAGCCTAATAAGCGGACCGATGGCAGGGCAACATGCGGGGTTCCCTGGTGCTCGCAGGCCGCGCATACCGCTACCTGGAGCAATGCGTAATATCAATCAATCGATTAACCGGTCGAAGGAACGGCTGGGAAGCTTTAAGGTCTAGTAATCACGATCACCGTGCCGGTCGTGAGTGATGCCTGCATAGGATGGGCCGTACCGCCATTTAATCGTGCGGCCCACTCCCATTGCATATTGCTTTTTGAATTCTTCTTCATAGTGCTCACGGAATTGAATTAATCGCTTCCTGAGCTTGCTCCCGTTGAACTGAATGAAGTCCTTGCACTCCTCGGGGTGGCAGAACCTCGGGATGTCGTTGCAGAGCTTTCCCCTAGGATCGGCCTCGTGAAGGACCTCATAAGGAACCCAGACTGAACGGAGCTGTCGAATAAGCATATTATTTCAGCGAGAGTTGTCCGCCGCTTACTAGTTCCAATAGATAAAGCAACAGGATGACGCCGACTACTACGTAGGCTATGGTCTTTACGATTGGCGGGATGCCGGGGATCTGCCCGACTCCCCAAAGGATCAGTCCGATGATTGCGATAAGGATGAGAAAGACTAGAAGTGTATGAACCATTGGCATTGTCATCTCCTGAAGGTTAAAAAAGAGGCGGGCCTCCTGCCCGCCCCTAGTCTCAGGATTACTTACGTCTCCGTCTCCATGCGGCAACGCCGATTCCCGCAAGCCCAAGCAGCATCATCGATGCCGCTCCTGGCTCTGGAACTCCCGTTACCCGGGGTGAGGCACTAAAGGTACCCGCAATCGATCCTGTGAAGGATGATAGCGATCCGTCAGTCGTGCCTACGAATGGAGTAACGTCCGCAAGACTCAAGCTCATTGCCTTCGGATCGAGAATCGATGATTTAATCACGCCTGACGTGAAGGTCAACGTTTCCCCATTGAAGGCATTTGATGCCGAGAGCGTGAGACTTGTTCCTGCGCCAAACGTTGCATCGCTGAACGATCCCGAAAGGATATTCTGACCCGTAGACGACAGAATCTCAAAAGTGCCAGTGAAGTTCTGCACCACGAAGCCGTGGAAGCTGAACGCCGGTCCGACACTCGTCGCATCAAGGGTCAGGGTCTCAGAGCCGATGATCGTCGAGCACAAGAGACAGGACGTCAAGGAGATAGGTGCAGCGTTCGCCATTATGGTCGTGACGCCTCCGGATTCCGTACCTGTAATAGGCGCGGAACCAGCGACGCTCTGGCCGAACGATAACACCTCCGTAGCATGGGCGGCGGCAGTTCCCATCATTGCAGCAGCCGCCAGGACTACCAACTTATTCATTCGCCCTTACCTCCTGCGGCGTGTTGCCGCAATGATACCGCCGATCCCAAGCACTAACAGTGCTGCCGTGCCTGGTTCAGGAACGCCAACCGGATCACCCGCTTTGCATTCCTTATGATCACAATCTCCATGATTGTGTTCACGTTCCATCCCCGGCCACTTATTGTGGGCTTCGTAAACACCCGTTGCTAGCACTGGGGATGCGAGTGCTAACGCAGGGATCATCCATAAGATCTTCTTCATTATCATCTTGGGCCTCCTTAGCGCTAAGGTCCGCGCCTAGTATACGCCCGGGAGCGAGCTGTTAGCTAGCGCGTGTCATATTCTCCCGAGGGTAGGGATCTCCCGGGCATACCGCGCCTAGGAAACCGCAAAGCTTAGGCCAAATACTGTTGCTATCCATATGAACTAACAGTAGATCGTGAGGCCGGTTGCGAAAGTAATCTAACACTTCGCGATTATGTTTGATGTAAGCATCGTGCATGGTTTGTCGGTCGAAGGTCTTTCGTCCGTAGAGTTCACGATGTACGCGATGAGTAAAACAATCAATATCCCAAGTATTGCGGTACGGGTTACGTTCACTAAAGTGAGCCTCTATGCTGTCTAGCCATTGTTCTTCGGGTCTCAGGGTTAGGATGAATTTCGATCCCGGGTAAGCTCGGTCGAGTTCCTTGTATAGCAGGGAGATGGGAAGATCGGTGGCCGCGTAGTAGCGTTCCAGCTCTACCGAATGACCCTCGGCTCTCATCTGTTCCCAGATCGTACGGGCATGGCGAGCCGTCGTCCAGTGCGAGCAATCCATGCCGAGCATGGTTAGCGCTGCGCATAGCGAGGTCGTGCCGGTCTTGTGCATGCCAATGCCGAAAACCCGCGTGGCGATATGCCCGAGCGGCAAGGTCATACGATGCCAGAGGCTCTTAACCACGCCGCAACCGATGTTGCCGTTATTGGAGATATTCGGCGCGCAGGGATCGATGGGTTGTTCCTGCGAGCTATCCGGCGGCGGGCGAACGTGCGGATACTCCTTGAACCGGATTCTATCATCGTGCTTGATGCCTTTCAGATAGTCCCCGGGAATCTCAAAGGGTCGGTAGTTCATACGGGAGAGCCGCGCGTTAAAATCCTTGTCGTCCGGACCCCAGTTCTCAAACTGCTCGTTATAGCCACCTGCCTTAAGGAACATCTGCGCAGGCACTACAATCCTCCCTGAGATACCCCGGGCGAATACGCCGGGAATCATTCGCGCCCAGAGAAAGGTATCCATACCTTCCATCGTAAAGTGGTTGGCTATATACTTGGCAAATCCTTTGCCGGTCATATTATCGGCATCCAGGTTGCAGAGGATCTTGGCTCCTTCGTGAATCCCAAGACGGTGAGCCATATTCTTCGCATGCGCCATTCGGAACGGACCCGCGTTGGGAGCAGAGTAGACTACCACCCTGTTACTCTGAAGTTCTTTCTCGTGGTTCTTCCGCAGGTAGTCGATCAGTCCATCGGGACTACCATAATCTACGATGACGAATACGCAATCCTGGTAATCGTCGTTGTCAGCTAAGTTGATTGGTAACGTCCGTGCTACGTGATGTGCCCGCCCTTTACAAGTAGTGCAGAACGCTATTCTCATCATCAGTTCCTTTTCGATCCGAAGCCAAAGCGTAAGCTAGGCAGCTAGCTACAACGCAATAGGAAGCCCTAGGCGCGGTTTTAGGGAGGGGGGTCGCTAGTAGGGTACCGGGGGGCGGCAGATCGGCGCACCTGCGGCCTCGTATGCAGCCCTGCGCGACGTTTAAGGCGGATTCTCGGGGGGTTCCCCGATTCCCGGGGAATCGGCCCTCTATGGGGACCGTATGGGGTAAGTATAGCATAGAGACCGTCCCCGGGAGCGGAAGATTACAGCAAAGCTTACGTCTGCGTCATGAACTCGGCCAGTGCGGTAACGTTGCAGGATACTCCCTTCGTCCATAACACTACCGCACGTTCGTTACAATCTAATTCAGTCATCGAATCGAGCTGGTTAGCGTATAGTCCATCCAGGAAGTAGATCATCTGGCGGCATTGAAGGACTAGGATGACCTTGCCACCAGCTGCTAACTCATCTGCAATCCACTCTTTCTGGGATTTGCGTAATTCGTCCTTAAAGGGAAACTCACCAGTAGGGAACTCCTGGCACTTAAGCTCCATGCTACCGGTCATGCCTTTCAGGGTATAGTGAACGTCGGGGAAGCCAGGTGCTGTATCGAGCGATTCAATACGGGAGAAGTGGGTCCCTACGGGCATCCGTGCCCGCAGGAACTTCCATAACCCGTTCTCGGGCTTAGCCAAGACCCAGGACCTTGCGCGCAGCCTTCAGCTGGCTAGATCCCGACTTCCAGAGCCAACGCCCCTCGGGACGTTCGACATCTGAAGAGCGGAGCTTTACACGGGCTGACTGGGGAGTGATTTCCGCCTCCTCGGCTAGCTGTGCAATCGAGACGAAGCCATCAGGAACTTCCTGCGGTCCGCGCGGTGCGCCACCGCCGTTCTTGGCTTTAACTGCCTTCTTCACGATTTTCTTGACTTTTGCCACTTTCTTTACCTCATCAGGTGGAGAAGTCGATGGGGAGGCTTCTCCTGGTTTCGCCTTTAGTTTCCCCTTCAGGCTTTCGATTCGCTTGCTGAGATTGTCTGGCATGTTTTGTCCTCTTACGAAAACGGTCGATCACCAAATCAGCTACCTTCTTCTTAGTCCGGATCGCTGCGTATATTACTTCATCGACCGTGTTCTTGGCAAGCAAAAAAATGTACTTGCCGAAGTTTTTGTCATAATTGAGTATGCGGAACCGTGATTGCTCGAAGTTGATATAAGAGTAGTCCAGCGAGTAGAAGATGATGGTATCGGCTTGGGACATATCCACTGCCTGGCCGGACTGGATCTGCATACAGATGATATCGGACTTAAACTCTCCGTCAAAGGGCACGCCACCCCGGACGATATCTACTGAGTAGTCGAGTTCCTGAAGCGCCGCCTGAGCTGCCTCAAGCTCGTGGATAAATCGGCAGATAATGATGAGCTTTCCTGAAAGAGGCTCAATTGTCTGGAGTAATAATTGCAACTTACCTTCGCCAGGAATCTCGTGAATCTTTTTCTTAAAAAGTGGCCGACCTTGCTTTGAATACCTACCTGTGAATATCTGTTCAATTACGTACCCTCCGCAGATTTGTTGGAGTTTAGATACGCACGCAAGGACATTAGGCACCTTGATCTTCTTCTCATTGACGATGGCTTCGAGTTCCTCCTGTAAAGCACTATAGACTCCCAGCGAAACAGGTCCAAGGTCGAAATACCTTTTCTGATAGCGCAGCACCATGTGGCCCTTCCCGCCCTCTTGCTTGGCTTCCCGCAGTGTAATGCGGAACTGGTGCTGATGAAAGATTTTATAGAATCTCTCCTGATTGCGGTATCCAATAATTTCGTGATTACGGAAGCCGCCGTAAATGAGATAGGTCTTTTCAAAACCAGGTACGAGACGCCCGTCAAGCCCGCCTTCCCACGTATCGTCCCACGGGCCAAAGATTTGGCCAAGATAGTCGTATTGTGCCCACGCATCTTGCAACCCGTTTGCGATTGGAGTGCCGGTCAATGCTAGCCGGTATCTGGATCGTTTGGCTATCGTCCGGACTACGCGGCTGCGATCCGAGCCACGCGCCTTTATATAATGAGATTCGTCCAGAATCATAAGGAAGTCATTATTATGCTTATCCGCCCATCGATACCAGTCCCGATGTTTCTTAACAGCCGCTTCGTAGTGGATTAATTCGATTTCGGCGCAACAGCGGGAAACCCTCATTTTCTCGATATGCTTCCGCCAGACCGGGAGTGCGATCTTAGGGCAGACTATCAGGAGGGGTACGTGGAAGTGCTTGGCTACCTCTAGGCTAACCGGAGTCTTGCCGGTCCTCATTTCGAGGGTCAGGAGGAAGCCACCCCCGCCGGTTAAGGCAGAGATGGCCTCCCGATAGGCCCGATCCTGATAGCCTCGGAGTTTCAAATCAACTCCACGTCCTCGGCATCGATCTCGTACTCATCGCCGTTCTTGTCTTCAACGGTAGCCTTACCATCGTCAAGCGACGTTACCGTGCCCTTGATGACATGGCCTTCTCCGTCATCGAACTTTACGCGCGACCCTTCTTTAACACGGGCCTTCCGCTTGGCGACGGGCTTTCCAGCTTTCCCTTTCTTCTTCGGTTCATCCTCACTTTCCTCATCTTCCTCCTGTGCAGCCTCGTCATCCTCGTCCTCTCCGCTATCCTCCTCATCGTCCTCTGTCTCGCCGTCATCCTCAGTCTCAGAAGCATCTTCCTCTCCTTTCGCCTTTCGTTTGTTACGGACTCGTGGTTCCTCCTCGGCCTCTCCATTCGCGCCGTAGCCCGTGACCTTCGGGCGCTGTTCGCCCTCGAAAGTCTCGTTAGTGACGACGATAGTCGCCTCCATATCAGGAAGCTCCTTGATGTACTCTGAGGCCCGAACGTCCTCCTCTTGCGGCTCGATACCGACAGCCTCCAGTAGACTTTTCATCTTCCAGAATGCTTGCGGTACAAGCGAGACGTTATCGTAGAGCTTAACACCTTTGAACTTGCCTTCGGTAATCTTCCACTGCAATGCCGCCATCGGCTTATCGTTACTGGACTTCTCCAGCTCGGCAGAGGCAATAACTGCCGCATACTCACCATCGGGACAACGTCGCCCTCCGGACTCGACACCCGAGAAGTTAATAATCGGGTCACTGTCATCATCGCGGCGACTTTTTCTCTTCAGAGCCATTACTTTCTCCTTTTGACGATCTTACGGGACAATGGTTCACCCTTTGAGATTTTACGGATCTTCTCGTAGGATGGGTTGATGATTACGCCAGGCACAGGTCCCGCTGAAACTGGTCGGCGAATTTTGGCACGGTAGAATGCGTGCGGACCTACCCGCATGCAGTATTGCACTTCTGTAGTCTTGTCTTTTTTGTCGTGGAACTCGCGAATAAACGTATTACCTATTACTGACACCGCCCCGTTCACAAATGAAGAGACCGATTGCATTAGATTCGATCCCACCGCTGGAGCGATACGGTCGTCATCCTCTTCCTGTGGTTCTCTCAACCTCTCGTGAGCGTTGAACAAAACGTTATAGCCATCAGAATACAATTCCCGATAGCCATAGATCATCTCCTGCATCATGCCAGACAGCTGACCCCACGCTCTCTGGGAGAACGGTTCCATAGGCTTCATGCCCTTGCGCTCGCGAAGCCAATCCATGCCGAGACTCTGGGCAGCCGTAAGCTGATCGACGATGATGCTCTTGTAATGATTACGCCCTTTCAGCTGCCAGTAGATACTATCCTCACCCCAGAGGTCGGGCCAGCTATCGATTTCGAGGAGGTCTATTCCCTTGACGTCCGATATCGACTCCACTCCCTTCTCCCTCACGTCGATCAGGAGTAGTGGTTTCGGGAACGTGCTTCCGAACACCGTCTTCCCCGTTCCC